AAATACCTGAATAACATGCAAGTGGTACCAAACCCTCACAAGATAAACTATTAATTACTAAATCAGACACAGTACTTCCTGTGGGTTTATCCAAAAAGTCTGCGCTTACACCAATATTTAAAGGAGTAAATGGGGTGAATGTTAGTTCTGTTGATAGTCCTGTCTCAGACACCTTATACATTTTAAAGTTATCATTTAAAAATAAAGAAAATGATGTATTTCCTGATACCTGAGTTGCTGTTGAGGTAGGTAACCTGTCTGACCTAAAAACTAATCTAGAACTATTATCAATTGATATGTTAGGTGTGTTATCTAAATGGTATGCCGGTGAATAAACTCTAATAAAATTAGAAGTATTGTTAATATCCACATTAATTCCTGTAGTTATACTTGATCCAACAAAAGAAGAACCTTCAATATTACTTTGTGGTAAAACAGAGGTCGCGAATCCTGTTGGTGTGATTGTTGCTGGTGGGTCAGCAACGTACCAATTAAACCCTACGGTATTTGTATTTTGTGACCAATTGTACGATAGTGGTGAATATACACCAACAGGGGATGTAAATGATGCGATATTTCTAGCATCATTATTATACGCAACGTGATTTGCTTGTGATTTATCTGTTGAATTATAATATTTTATTGAATTGTTTGTAAACGCACTCCAAGACGCTTGTGGGAATATGGCTAAGTTTCCTGAAGGTCCAGGACTACAATAAGGTCTAAAAAATAATTTTGGATTTCTATTATTTATTACATTATGACTTTCAGGAGTACTAGAGTCGTTCCACCATTGCGAATTAGTCACTCCAGGACCTTGCCAAGGTTGTGTGTTTGTGAGGTTACCCATATTATTTTGTGAAGGAATATTTAAATAATAGTCACCTAAAACCTTTATTGTTCCCAAACTTTGTCCAAATAACTCAGATAAATCGTATTCAATTCTTTGTTTTTCCGTATATGGGTCAACCCCTCTAGTTAAAATTATGATTTCTTTATTTTTAAAATTACTAACATAAAATTTAGGAAGAGCACCATAATTAGGTCTAGAAATTACTTTCCAACTATTATAAACCGCAGGTTCAGGTGAAACTAAAACAGAACCTTGTACGGATAACCCTTGTCCGTTATCTAAGAATCTTTTTACGTTTGTTGATGCTGCTTGTGTTGCTCCAAGACCCTGAGACGGCAAACTAAAACTACCACCAACCATAAAATTGGTATTTTGTAATCTTTTTACCGTAAGAATTGCGTCGTTAGTAGAATACGCCAACCATACTATCTGATTAGTGTCTACGTCACCATTAGAATTTAATCTAATAATTTGTCCACTATTTACAGTTTGCGAATTTTGATTAATAAATGAACTAAATACCCCTCCAACTATAATTTTTTCATTTAATGCACCATCTAAATAAAGATCCAAACCAAATACCTCCTCGTTAAAGTTTGAAGTAATTGGTTGTCCTAAAGAATAGTGGTTAAACCCTGGTATTAATCCTCCTGATGAGTTTACTTTTATTAGTCTACCAACTTGTGTTCCTTGATATGATGTAAATCCTCCCCCAATATAAACGTTATTAAACCCATCTAAAGATTCTCTAATTACATTTGCATAGTAGTTTATATCATTAGCGTTTGGTGATGGTGAACATATATAAAACCCTGTGTCTTGTAAACCATTTGTTTGTAGTCTACAAGCGTATCTAGCACTTTGGTTATTATTATATAATGTAAACTCTCCCGCGACTAGTATATTACCGTCACTCTGTAATGATATGTCATTAACTGGTGCGTTAAATCCTTTATTTGCCCCAATATAAGTATTAAAAGTGGCATCATAGACACCAAGAGAACTTAAACGAATAATTCGGTTTGCCGATTGTGCACCAAAATTAGTAAATTCTCCACCAACTAAAATTTTACCATCAGATTGTATAGTTACTGTTCTACAACTATCATTAAAATCATTAGAAGCGACGTTAAAGGTTGGGTCTATAGAACCGTCACTATTAAGTCTAACTATTCTACCGATAGATGATGTTCCATTATAAGAAGTAAAATCCCCAACAACAACAACTTTATCATTTGATTGCACTTTAATACTTCTTACAGAACCATTAAATCCAGTACCAATAGAAAACGAAGGGTCAATTAAACCTGATGGTAATATTCTAACTATTCTATTTGATGTGTTTGTCCCATATGATGTAAAATCTCCACCTAAATAAACATTACCTAATGAATCCTCATCAATAGTACGAACAACTGCGTTTGGAAAAAATCCCCAAGAAACATTTGTTGTTGTTCTGATACCTTTACCCCATCTACCTTTCATCCCGTAGTTATATACGTTTTGTTGTAGTGGTCCGTAGTTATTAAAGTTAATATACTGTTCAAGTTGTTCCATAGTTCCTCCAGTAACAAACTGAAAGTATTCCAATCCCGTTTTAAATTTATAAGCAATTTTATCTTTTGTTAATTTAAGGTATACTTGAGCGTTTTGATACCCGTACCAAGGCTCATAAAAGTTAACACTTCTAGTAACCAATCCATTTAAATTGTATGCGGTGTTTCCTGTTATGGAATTTGTACCAAAAGAATTAAGTGTGAATCCCGTTAAATTTGGGTCCTGTATGGTATTAATATCCGTAAAGGTCAATAGTTGACCTGGTGATCCCATACTTGAAAGTGTGCCTTCGTCACAAACCAAAATTAATGGTTGGTCTTTGAATGGTTGTGATGGTACCTCAACATTTGTTGATGGGTTTATATTTTTTATTGTTGTTGTTATTTTATTAAATTCGTAATACCCTTGTCTACTATTTAACCTATTTAATGCCTGTGACCAATGAGCAGTAAACATAACTGACGCCGAGGCACTTGATTGTGTTGGCCAAGTTAATATTGGTGATTTAAAAAATTTATACTTTTCTCCACTAAAATCCCCATTGTATCCTGCAAGTCCTTGTCTTACAGCACTATTTAAAGATAGGTCTGTAAAATCATAATTAGAATCAGTGTTAGAGTTAGGGTCGGAATTTCTAATTTGATTTGCAACAAAAGATTCATCATACCCCTCATAATTACTTAATGAGTTACTATTAATCAATGGGCTAAAATTACCATTATCTCTATAAATTTCAACTAAATCGTCGGGTACTTGTACAACTTCGCAAGAACAACTTTCACAGTCAGGATATGATATCATAGGTAGGCTATACCTAGCAAATGGATTTTTTGGGTCCATTAATGGTAATAACCACCCATCACAATTAATATCAAATAAATTCGTATCATTTAATTTATAACAAAGAGAAACAATCCTATCATTCCAAAAGTTGGCAAGTTTATTCCAATATTTAACAACAATGTCATACAACCAAGCTAAAACGTGTAGAGTAACTATGAAAACATAAATTAGTGGGTAAAATATAGAAATAACAAAATAAACTACAAAAAATATCAAATCAAACCTAAATTGAGCGTCGTTTGTAGGAAATCTATTTGTGGTTGCCGTACAAGCCCTTTCTGTTATTTCTTTAATACCTAAAACTCTACCAGGAAGGTATCCCCATTTCCATCTATCAATATGTCCTGATACAGTATAAACACGATTATAATTAAGTTCAAAAAACTTATCCTTACAGTCTATTGCCTCTTGTATGATTTGTCTACCTAATAGAGTTGTTGGGTCTCCGTAGTCGGCCCAATCCAAACTAAATGCGTATGATTTTTCCTGTAGTATTAAATCATCGGGTTCGTTTTGGCTTTGGGATGACCAACCATACTCTTTGATGTTTGGTACTAAATAATCTGCCCTAATAACGTCATTTCCTGTTGGGTCTTCAACTTGATACCTTACTCTAAATCTATATCTTCCTTTTGTCGGTATTCCGATATTTGGGTCGTTAGATAATACCTGTTCACCAAATTCATTTGTACTAACATAATCAAGGTTCATTGGTACTTCAACTAACCAAGTTCCGTTATCGTCAATAATATTACCTCCGTCTTCAAATTTGTGTTCTTCTAAAACGGGAAACCCGTTAACGTCACTGAAAATTGTTTGTCTTATTGCTATTATTGATCCGGCTTGGGCTACCATATCACAAAGTGCACCTGTATTTAAACTAGGTTTACAACTCAATTTTAATTCATCTTCATCCGAATTACTGAATATGGAACCCATAAAAATACCCTGTGGACTTATTTCAATTCCCGATTCTCTCAAATCAAAATCAACTCTTGTTATTCCAACAGTACATGAATTAGTGTCTCCCCAAAAAGCATCAACCTCAACTTCTTTATTAACATTAATGATTTGTGGTAACATTGCCAAGTTAGTGTTTGACCTAAATTGTGATCCATTGAATTGTCCTTCAACACCTAAACCCATCCTTATTAAATCGGAAGGTCTTTGTGAAAAACAACCAATATTAGATAGGTCCATATCCATTACGACTTTTTGTTGTCCTAATGGAACACCAACAATCATAAAGTCACCACTCTCATTTGTTCTTACGGTAAACTTATAATATTTTTCATATACCTCTAACACTTCGGTACGAGATAACAAATCTTCTCTATCGGGAAAAGTTCCTGTTGGTGTGTGTCCACCATATTCTTGAACATATGGTAATAAATTATACCTATATCCGTCTTCATTTTTATCTGAAAGAGTTTTATACGGATAAAGGGTTGATATTACTTCGTCATTTTCATCTTCTACAGATAAGGGTACAAAAACCGATATAGAGACATTAGGTACCCCATACCCTCCATTCGCAATTACTCGTCCAGCAATTACACCATAATCCGAACAAAATCTTGTATAAACCTCATCTTGTTTTAATTTTAATGATAATATTTCAATTAAATCAAAATCTTGATCAATCTGTACTCTTATATTTTTGTCGGAACCCGGATTAGCCTTTATTCTGTAACTCTTGGTCATTTTTGTCTTTGTTGATAAATAGTTATGTTATTACTTTTAAAAGTAATATCTAATTAACCAAAATAAAGAATCTTATGAAAAGTCTACTGATGTGAGGTTTTTAATCCTAACCTTAATGTCTTTGTTTGAGAATCTAATTTGATATATTTGGTCAGGTTCAGCAAAGATAGTATTGTCAATTAATTCAATTTGTTTGTTATTTTTATCAACGTACCTTTGTGAAGTTTCAGATGACGAATATTGTCCACCTATCTTATTATATATCCTAACTTCAGATAGTACATTAACCCCTGCAATATTTTGAATTAGTGTGTTTATTTCTGAAACATTAACATTTTGACCTAACTCTCTATTTGCAGGGGACATATAGGTACTTACAGAATTTATAACTTGGGAAATAACGTCACCTTGTGACCCACTAGAATCTAAGACAATGTAAAATTCAAACTCTAAATCAATCACTTTTGCAACTTCAATAGAAATATAATCGTTTATCATTCTAAATTTTGAAAGGTATGTTGCCAAATTTGTTTTTAAGTTATTTGAAATAGTTTGAGTTAGAACTCCCGTACTATCGTATGATAATATTTTGATTGCAATTTTATTATTATTTTCAGTTATTGACACTTTTGCTGGTGCCCCAAAATTACCCGGCATTGTATCAATTAACGATTTGTAGTCATTAATTGTTACTGCCCTTTTTTGTGCCGAAAAGTTATATGTAACCATATTTCTAACTTCTTCAACTGTAGGTTGATTTGCTCCACCAATTGCTGCAGTTACGTTATTGACTTTCAATGATTGTATAACATTATTATTAGTTGTCTCTGAAGGTCCGTTAACTGTGAAATCAACTAAACCCACTTGATTAATTGCCCCAACACCAACATTACTTGAGAGTCCTCCACCTGTTCTATATTGGACAAACAGAGTAGTGTTTGGTTTTACAGTTAAACCTAATCCAATGTTGTTTTGAAAATTTTGTAATTTTAAAGGTATTCCTGTCGTCGTGAATTGTCTTAGTTGTTCATCAGGAGTAACCGTACCGGCACCAAATTGAATTTTTAAAAACCCTTCAGGCGTATATTCGGTAATGAAACGATTATCCGTTTTTAAATACTTACCAACTTTTACTCCTGCATTGTCAACAGGTTTTGTTGGGTCTTCAATAAATACTGTATCCTCAACCAACGCATCAACTTCATACCATCTATTTGTTGAACTCGCAAATTCAGAAAAGGATGGTGTTGCTTGATAGGTCGTCCCTTCTTTTTGTATTACCGATGTTACTCCTAATATATTTTTATCAGGTAAAAAGAAATTATAAAATGGTATCACTTCTCCTGGTGTTACAACTTTTTTAAATACTTGTGTTGTTCCGTTAACCACAACCTCTCGTTTTGTTATAACGTATTGTGATGGTGAGTTATTATTATCACTAAAAATTGGAATTTTTGTTCTATTTATAAATCCTTCTCTGTTATATTGTGAAGAAAAATCAATATCATAAACGGTTTCAAAAGTCGTGCCTCCTCCATTAAATTGTGTTCCTGTTCTTAAAATACCCAAATATCTAATATCTTCAGAGTCCCCTAATGCGGGTACAGTTATTGATATGTCAACTATTGCGACAGATGGTCTATATCCAGGAACTTTTAATCCATAAGTTCTTGCAATATTAAATATTGATGATCTTTGTTGCGCATACTGTAAAACTGTTTCTTGTATACTTCTATCAATATTAAAATTTAAATTATCACCTATCGCAGCATTTAAATCCATCAATACAGAAAAAACCGAAGCATCATTAAAGTTTTGAATTAATTCTGGATAATATTGTTGTGTATAATTTATTAAGTCGTTTCTCAGACCTTCAAAATCTCTTTCAGTATATGATATTTTTCTATTAGCCATAATTATAAATTGATTATTACAAATTCTCTAGTACCAAACGCATTATTTCCGTTAATGTACTCAATCTTTATTTTTGCCGTGTATTCTTCAGTATTGGCACCCGGAACCGCATATGTTGGTAAATCAAACTGTGCCGGATTTAACTCTCCTTTAGAAATTTCTGACGAATCGTAAGGTTCAATACTAATATTTTGAATCGTTAGATTAGGTATATATTTAGTTACAGAATCCTGTATTTCAGTTCTCATTGAATCAAACGTATCCCCGTCTAATGGTTCAAAAATAAACTCATACAATCTTGTACCAAAATCGGGTAAATAATATCTACTACCTTTTCTTGTGAGTAATAGATGTATTAAATCGGTCCTTATTTCTTCATCAGTTGTTTGTGAAAGTGATAAATACTTTCCGTCTAAACTTTCTCTAAAGGGGAAATTTATACCGTATGTTATTCCATTTGCCATATCTAATAAATATAATCTTGCGAATTTTCTAATAAATAGATATAAAATAAAAAAATCCCAACTTATCGTTGGGATTCTTGTAGGTTCTCATTACCTTTTTCGTGTTTTGTGAGTTAAGTTTATTATTTGTGGTTTTCAACTACTTTTTTACACAACATTAAAAAATGTTGTTTAGAAAAAACATTTTTCATAATATTAATATCTTTATGTACCCAAACAACATTACCCTCAATGTAACCTTTTTTAGAATCAATTCTATCAATAGATGCCGTCATACCATTATTTTTAGTGTTCAATTCAATTGGTAATTGAGTATAAAAGCATCTACCTTCTTGATTTTGATATAATTCCCAAACATATTCTTTAGTTATTGAAAATTCTAATCCTCTTTTTTTTGCTCCCCATTTTATATGTGAAAATTTAGATTGTGATAATTTTCCAACACCCCTATAATTATGTGATTTTTCAAATTTATTACCACACCCACACGACTTTGTGTCACCTCTAGTTAATTCAGTAGACATTACTATTCTTTCATTACCACATTCACATTTACATAACCAAAAAGTCCCTCTCCTTTTAGTTGGGGTGTGTTCATCTCTTTCCACTATTCTTACAACAGTTAACCTATTAAAAGTCTTACCAATTAAGTTTTTAGTATTATGATGCATAAATTATATGTTATGGTAGTTTATTATTTATCTATAAATATCTACCATAACATAAAAATTTACTATTCGTTAGTTTTTTCTTTTAGTGTTGTATTACCCTTTTCAAAAGGTGGCGAATAACAACAATGTAAACATCCACTCCCACAACAACTACCTCTACGTTTATGGTACTCTTCTGTCATTACCATCCTACCTTGAGTGTCATAGTAAAATTCGTTTGGTTGTAATTTTGGACCAAACTCTCTAACATATAATTGTTGTACCCAATCTTTAGATGCTCCTACATTCATTTTAATTTATTTTTCTAAGATTATAAAACGCTAACAAAACTTGGTATGTTAGCGTTGTATTATTTCCCCATTGTACTTTCATGATTTAAACAATTTCACAAGCTCCACCAGCGCAAGCAGCTTCCCCTCGTAAATCTGTATTGTCTTGTAGTTCAATTACTTGGGTTAAGTCTATGTTGGTTAGTGTTTTTACTAAACTTTCATATTCTTCTTTTGTACAATCGGAGAAAGGTGCCTGGGTATATGTACCTCCGTTGTAAGGTAATACAGATAATCCGTTATAGTACTCTCTATTATTCCACATCCAATCACCAACTAAATCCCACTCATCTTCTTTAATTGAAACTGTTGCTGATACGTTGTGACTATTCTGTCCGTTTCTATGTCCAGGTTTAATCCATTCTTGAGAAACTTTCTTAACTCTTTCCAACATTTGGAATACTGATTCGTGTCTTATGATAGACCCTTCAGGTGCCTTTTGTGGGATAGTAATTACTGCAGTATCGTGAGGACGGAAAAACTCATCTTCAATCAACTCAGGGTGATTAATTGCCAAGTAAGAATAGATTGATTCATTTTTACCTACACGGATTCTTCTTAAATAGAAGTCATTATGCCAAGCGTGGATTCCTGATGATGTTCCCAATACCAATGATGAGGTACCTGATGGTTTAACAGTCGTTGTTCTTGCCGACTTATTAATCCCAATAAGTGTTGCTACTCTTTCATTTTCTTCTTTAACCGCTTTAGCTGCTTTTTTCATATCGTAACCCAAAACAACACCTGAACCAATACCTGTCATTCCAACACCAATAAGAGCGTCTTTTTCAGTTGTTCTTTTCCAAATGTCTCTTAGATAATGGAAATCTGTATATCCCGCTTGTAGTGTACCAATGAATGTTGCCGCTCTAACTCTTTTATCAAAGTCCTCTTGCGATTGAATATCAGACGCATTTACTTCACATAGGTTACAGAATTGGAATGGACGAAGTCCTATCTCACAACAAGGGTTTGTTCCCCAATCTTTATCATTTGATAGATAAATTCCTGGTTCTCCCGCTCCTGATAACTCAATACGTTTCCATAAATCCATAAAGAATTCTTTTGTGATTTTGTGACGAAGAAGTACTGCCGAGTTATTCGCTCTACCTCTTTGTGCGTTTTGTTCCCACCAACTACCTGACTTACAAGAAATCATTTCTTCATCATCAGCCGAGAATAATGAGATAAGTGCCGCTCTTCTAATACCACCTGCAAGTACAGCGTCGGCAATATGACACACGATATCGTGAGTTTCAATTGGTGTTAGTTTTTCACCGTCTTTTTTGTTATCCAACACTTTTGTTATGTGATGAATACAATCTTTTAATGGTTGAGGCCCTGGAGCCTTTCCTCCTGATGTTACAAGCATCGCACCCTTATGTCTAATATCTGAAAAATCAAATATAGGTGTTGATGATTTGTAACCTAAATATGATTCCATTAATACTTTAATGGCATCTGCCCATCCCTCAATAGAGTCACCAATAAGGTAACGTCTTGTTCTTTCAGGGTTTGGCTTTTTAATATCTGGTAATTTTTCAACGTGGTGTTTTTGAACTGAGTAACCAACTCCTGTTCCACCTAAAAGTAAAAACATTGTTTCAGAAAACGAGTCAACGTGGTCAATTGGCATATATGCACAGTTGTAAACTCTGTTTGGTGAAATCTCAATTGGTTTACCACCAAATTGTAATGATCTCATTGATGGTAATACTTTCTTGTCGTATACCATTTTATATACCTCTTCAATCTCATCTTTGATGTGAGGGTATTTACGTTGGTGCATTTCTTTGTTACGGGTTACCAACTCTTCCCAAGTCTCTCTACGGTTCTTTTCCGGTTGAAACTTTGCGTATTTCATAAAGACAGTAATGTCACTTAATATTTTTTGCGAAATATCCATTTTTAATTCAATTTTAATAATTTTATTTAAGATTCTTGTTGTTCTTTTTGTTTTTTCTTTTCTAAAAGTTCTTTGATTCGGCTACGATTTCTTTCTTCTTTTTGTTCCTCGTGTCCAAGGAATGTAACACTTTGTTCTGTGTCAATATCTAACATACCGTTATCAAATTTACAATTTTCAAAGATAACCCCATCTTTACCAATTCTTGATTTGGTAATTGCAATTGTTGCTAAATTCATCTCTTTTTGTTGTAGACTCTTAGCCACCGTAATAATTACGTGACCAACTTGTGCCTTCTTAATTGACCCACCCATTTGGTCTGTTGTTACTACCTCTGATGATATTGAGTTTCTATTCCCCTGCGTTGCTGTCCATCCTGCGATATCCAATTCGTGACACATAGCCTCAAACCCTCTCATAACTGAACCTTCACTTTTCCATTCGTCACCTAAGTTCTTGTCGGGTACAACACAATCAATATAATCTAAAATAATCATATCAATTTTTGTTCCTTCGGCAATCATTTTTCTAACTTGGTTCTTAATCTGATTCATAGTTACAGTATCTGAAGCCAACTTTTTCATAATCAACTTATTTTTTCTTGTTGACTGAATATGTTTAACTTTTTCTATAACGTCTTCTTTTCTTTCAGTTAAGTCGTCAGGATGAATTCCAGTCCAAAGTGTTATGTGTTTTCTTTGGATAATTTTGGGGTTGTCTTCAAAAAATATTTGAAGTACGTTGTAACCTAAGTTAAACGCGTGGTTTGCGATTTTGGTAGTAAATGTTGATTTACCAACTCCGGTAGGGGCTAAAATAACGCCAATTTCTCCTTTGGCTAATCCTCCTTTTAATAAATTATCTATACCGGGGACCCCAATAGGAATTGGGTGTCTGTAATCATCATTTAATACCTCGTCAAGGTTAAAGAACACATCTGTGGTCCCCTTATCTACTTCACCAACTTGGAGAGCTCCCCTAACCATTTCTTCTAACTTATCGTAACTCTCAAAATCACCTTTATCAATGATTGACTGAGTTTTTACCATTACTTTTTGGAGTTCCTGTTGTTTACAGAATTTTAAGGACTTTTCTTGCACAAATACGGAACCTTCGTCAGCCACATTTTTAACCTGTTCTAATGTATCTAAAATACTCTTTTGAGCCATAGGTGAACTGATTTCTGATTTTGTTAATTGTTCAAGAGTATCAAATGTCGGAGTATGTTCATATTTTGTATAATACTCTCTAATCATTTGACAAATGATTCTAAAATATTGGTTATCAAAATAGTGGGGGTCAATAACTTCTATGATGGAATTAGCAAAATCTTTGTATGTTACTATATTGTTTAAAAGTTGTATTTGAAAAGTATTTCCTAAGTACCCGAAGTTCTTTTTGTCTGACATATTTTATAAGATTTTGTTCTGTGTTTTAATAAATACTATTATACAAATGAATAATTCGCATATTCATAAGATAAATTTTCATCTGATAAAATGTCAGTTAAATCTTTCAATACTGATTTTATGGTTGGTCGTACATCCAGCGTATATCTTACCTTTGGTGGGTACAATTTTGCATCAAACACTCTATGACAAATTGTCTCATTTCCAACCTTTAAAATAATGTTAAATGTTTCAGGTCCCTCGGTATTTGATGTGTCAAGGACTTTTGCGTCCTCTTCAATTTCAAATCTGTTTTCCAACATATAAACAACACACTTATTTCTTAACTTTGTTTGTAGTTCAGATGATAGTCCTTTAATATAATGATATAACTCAACACTATTCTTAGCGTTTCCGTTGTATCCTTTTACGTTAAAGAATCTCTGAATCACAAAATTGTTATTAAGTGTCATTAGAAATTCAACTTTCGTTATGTCGTTTTGTTCTTTCATAATTTTACTTTTTTGTTTTAAATTTTGTTTTTTCTTTTCTTGTTAGTTTTAAAAATGGTTTTAAAAAATAAACCCAAGCTTCATCGTTTTTTGGAAGGTATTTAAAGATGCCGTCCTCCATCATCATTCTAATTAGATTCTTATATCCTCTTCCGTCAGGATCCAATGACTCAGAGTAATACGACTCAACTAATTCTTTTCCTTCGTCAGATATTAATGGTTCAGATAAATCAACAATTTTTTTATTGATTTCAAAAAACTCATCCCCAAAAATACCCTCCTTGGTTTTCCCCGTTAAAAGATTCTTTAAAACAGTATTGTCTTTTTGTTCTTTTAGTAGTTCTTCACCTCTTGTTAAAATATCGGTAAAAGAAACTTCTTTTTCAAGTAGCTCAGGAAATAATTTAACGAAAGTTTTCTCACCCAAATAATAGATACCATCAATGTTATCTGATTTATCGCCAGATAATATTTTAAATGTTTTTACATTATAGTGAGGAATCTCAATATCGTGTAATTTAATATTATCTCCCTTCTTATGATACTTCTTTGTGTTGGGTGAATAGATAGTCACATCATCAGAAATAAGTTGTGTAAGGTCCCTATCTCCACTAAAAATAGTTTTATCTTCTCCTTTAGAGATTTGACAATAATATGCAATTAAATCATCAGCTTCTGAGTTTGGGAACTCAACTTGTCTAACAAACATTTCTTCAAGGTATTCCTTAACTCTATGTTTTTGTTTGTTAAATGATTCTTCTTTTAACTCGTTTTCGGGAGCCTTTCGGTTAAGTTTGTATTTTGGGTAGATTAACCTTCTTTGTGAAGTACTTGTTTCACCATCCCAAAATACAACAACCTTGTTGAAGTTTTCTTCGTCTATAAACCTTCGTAATGTGTTTAGGAAGTGCCAAAGACCTCCAATGTGTTCACCTTTGTTAAAGTAATCTTTAACACCGTGAAATCCAATTTTTAATAGGTTGTTTCCGTCAACCAATAACGTCTTTGTCATTTCTGTATTATTACAGGGTTCTTACTCAACTTCTTCTTTTTCTGCTTTCAAATCAAAGTCACCATCAACTCCGATTATTTCTTTCCAATACTCAGCATATTCTTTTTTGTATTGTTCAATTGAAGCTTTCTCTTCTGATGATTCTTTTCCTGGTAAAAATCCGTGTGGTGTTACAATGATTTTACCATCTTCAAATCCAAGTCCATTGATGTGGTTTTTCATAACCGATACCTTTGTTCTTGATGCAAACTTAACTGTTCGTTTGTCTTTTGTTGCTGTGATTTTAGTTGTTCCTGCACCTTTTTGGTTTCCAAATAAGAATACCAACGACGAGTTCAACCAAATTGCTTCACCACCTTTTGCTTTAATTTTTGGTTGCCCAAAAGGATTGTCAGGTAATTCTACCCAAGGTTGGTTAACGATGATTAGTGTGTTCTCATATTTAGAATCGGATTTACGTGAACCTGAAATACGTTGATTGATTCCCATACCAATTTTGTCGGCCAAAACACTTGCGTTGTGTTGTTTACCCCCTTTACCTTCATATGTCATTTTACAAGGAACGGAACCTACAGAATCCCACATGATACATAGTGAATAATCTAAATCACCCTTTTCTTGAGCATCTAACAATTCGTTAATGTAATCTGTGATTTGTTCAATGTAGTCAAAGTTATTATTAAAGATGTAAAAACCATCCCACTCTAACTCTCCCGTTTCCGTGTCAACGACTTCATTACATTCAAACCCCATTAGTTTAGCATGATCAAAACTCCATTTTTGTTCTGTAATAATGAACACAGGAAGTATTCCTTTCTTTTGCGCATCTACCGCAGTTTTAACTAAGGCAGTTGTCTTACCAGTATCAGAATGTCCCAAGAACATATTAATATGTCCCATCGCCGGACCTGGTAATCCAACTGCGTCTAAAAATGGTGCACCAAGATCAAAAAATCTTTGTGGTTTATATTTTGCTGACGTAGAAAATTTCTTTTTTAATGACCCAAAGTCATTCTTTTTAATTGCCATATATTTGTTTGTTTTTTAAAAATTAAAAAAAGGTAGTGACTTTGTCAATCACTACCTATCTTTTATAGGATTTTATTAGAATGGTAAATCCTCGTCAGCTTCAGCGTTTGCCTGCGGATCAACAATTGTAGTTTCTACTTTTGTTTCGGTTCCACCACCAAGAGAAATCTCAGCCTCTTCACCATAAACAAATTTTTTAAGTTCAGAACTCCACATTGGTGTTTCTCCTACCGCTACTGCTTCCAAATATTCTACAGGTTTTTTAGCGTAAACATCATTCCAAGTAAGTTCGTCTTCCAACCAACCTTCCATAATTCCTTTGTCTTCATGTAATGGTGCTGGGTCATCATACATAATAGTTTGAACTACTGTGTATTCTTTTCCTTGTGGTGTTTTTGCTTTGATTAGTTCAATAATTAAATCACGTCCTTTTTCAGAATCTGTAAGGTCACCCTTTGCCTTCCAAATAGGTAGGATTTTATCCAATACACCTTCTTGTTTGTAGTTATGTTTGAATCTCCAAAACTTAACTCCGTCTTGTTCATTATCGCGGTCAACCACTTTTACGATGTAGAATAAACGTGAACGGTATTGAGAAGCCAAATCTTTATCTTCTTTTTTCCCTGTAGACATAAGTTCATTATAAACTTCTGTAAGTGGGGAACGCTCGTTGTCATTTTTTTCAGGGTCATACAACTTAACCCAGTCTCCATTAATTTGCATTTCATGGTACCAAACTTCTACAAATGGTGATGAACCGTCTTTTGTTGGTAGGATACGAACTCTACGTTGTCCCGATTTTTCATTCTTTTGAAGAATTGCTGAAAAGTATCTTTTCAATCTGTCTTCTTGTGAAATTTTTTGTTTTTGTGAACTCGGTGCCGAGTTTTTTTCGTACTGTGCAAGTACTGCGTCAATTGAATTTGTCATAGATTTTGTTTTTAATTTATACTCTTTTATCTATAACAATTATAAGTGATTTTTGTAAAATGTCAAATATTAGGAAACAAAAAAGGGAAGTGTTAACCTCCCTCATTTGTTTTAGTATCTCATCCCTTCTTCATTTTCAATCCCGTAAGTATTGAATGTTTTTTTAACTTCGTTTGGTGAGAAATTCTCAACCTCATCAGATGTTAAAACGTATTCATTTTTGCCCGTTTCTTCCATTTCTCCTTTTTTGTCATCAAAAAAATCTGTTAATTTTTGATTATAGGGGTAGGAGTCTAAAGACCTTAACATTAATTTTTCTTCAGGTGTTTTTTCTCTATATTTGTCAAATTTATTTTCTAATGAATTAATCTTATTCATTATGTTATCCATTTGTTGTAATTTACCCTCCAATTCATCTAATTTAGAAAATATTCCATCCATAAATTCGTCTTGTTTTGTTTGGATTTCTTTTTGTGTGGTAACTAAATCTGTGATATCAATTTCTTCAGTGTCCTCACCTCCCATTTCACCTTCTTCTTCTCCACCGACTTCTTCAACGTCGGGGTCATTTTGTACATCAACAGGTGTTGGTTCAGCAATTTCTTCGGGAGCCCCTCCGGCAGCATCGGCAGGTGGTGCCATTTCCCCTCCAGCAGCATCGGCAGGTGGTGGAGGTGGTGTGCCCAATCCGGCCTCGTCTCCAGTAGGTGGTGGAGGTGGTACATCCCCCCCTAATTCTTGTTCCTTTATAATATATCTATTGATTTCATTAAACCTTCTTAATTCTTCAAGTATTTTTTTTTCCACGTTCATTTTTAAAATATATTTTTACCCGTTAAGTAGTGTTTTAACACCTGTAGGTGTTTCAACTTTTAATGTTCTGTTTGTTTTAACAGTATTATCATATCTTTCAATAAGACCATCTTTCATTCTTATAGTATAACAATCTCCCGTATCTAAATCACAAACTTCTTTATAACCGTTGTCAACTTGTTTTTCTGTGATTCTTGTATCTTTTTTCAAGTAATCATCTAATAGTTTTTTAGTACTCATAACTTTTTTATTTATATATAAATATATCGTTATTCAATAAAATTATTGAAAATATGTAAATGCTATTTTACATGCGTTTATGTAACTATCATATGTCGCACTTAAAATGTTATTATTTTGAACATTTGTTAAAACAAAATCTTTTGCTTGTTGTGCTGTGTATGGTGGTATTGGGGGATTTGCGGATGAATCACCATAGGCTACAGTGGTATCCCATGTTGTTATTAAAACTTGGGCTATTGCTTTTTCGTATTTTTCTTGGTCGGTGTTCCCATCATTAAGATTTTTAAGTTCATTTATAAAATTAATAAAAGTAACATATATGTTTAAAACGGGTATCACTGCATCCGTAACACTATTAAACGCAAATAAAGGTACGTTGTAATCAGTGACCGTCGCACAAACCAAAGAAGTAAAACCGACATAATCAGGATACTCATTATAGGCCGCAACTTCAAAAATATTATTATTAACTGTTTGAAATATTTCCCCTTCAAAACCGTTTGATGTTCTTGTTAATGCCAAGGTAAATAATGTAATGGCAATATTCACATCAAGGGATGGTATACCCTTTATGGTATCCGCAAATTCTGAATATGTTACAGGGGTTCTTACTAAACCAACAAACGGTAATGTTTGATATTTTACGTTGGTGAGTCCCAAACACACGTCTTCTGGTGCCTGTGTTGTTCCGTTATTAGCTCCTGGATCTAAACTTGTATTAACATCGGTTACTGTGGTTGCGGGGTTTTTTGTTGCCAATATATCTTGTTTATATTTTTCTAAATAATTTATTTTAACATATGATGCTAATTTATCCGGCATCGCCAATGCGTATTTTGGCATTCTTGTACCTTCAATTGTTGTTTCAAAGTTATCGGCAGTTATACTATGCTTTACTTTATCAATTAAGTATGGTCCATAAAATAATGGTACGTGTCTTAAATTAAAATACATCATTGGTTGTAACATAACATTACCTAAGGACGTTACGGAACAACTATACGACATTGACTGATATAAAGAATACATTGATGTTGTTTGTTGAGCAACTTGATTTCCATTTACCCCATTAGCCATTTGGTCTCTAGTGACAAAGGTTGCTGCCGTTACTTTTTTATCATCCATACCAACAGAAACACTTTTAAACATATTTTGATTTCTAATACCAAAATCAACGTTGAACGCAACTAATTTATTTGACAATGAAAAATTATATGGTGAAGCTGTTGATACCCTAACAGGATTTGTTGATGGGTTTCTTAAATCATAACTATCATCCCCGTACAAGACAAAGGCATTATCTTTTTGTTGTGGGTGTTCAGATGGTTTACCAACATATATAATTAAAAATTTTGGTTTTGAGTCTAAGTAATTAACTTCAGTATATGTCCCAAACAATGAGTTTGGTATGTCTAAATTTTTAGGTTCTCCTCCTTTAAGTGGTGAATTATTACCATAAAAATTAATATATGCCGGCATTGCAAAAAATAACGTGTCTCCACATATTCTCATAACTTCTCCAACTAAATCTAAAATAGATATGTTGTTTTGAAGTTTTAATGAGTTTGCTACTTCCATTACGTCCACTTGTAATATATCCCCAATATCACTATTAGATGAGTCTTGAAATAAGAAGTCCTCAAATAATGTTTTTGTTGTTAAATCACTACCAGCAATCCATCTATCATTAAATGCTTGGAATGTATTATATGTTGATAATTTTGTAATATTACCTTCTATTTTTGATTTAGTTGGATCAACTGTCACTGAAACGCTTGGTAAGTTTTTATTTAAATATGATGAAACTTCTAATATCATATCCGAAAATATTGCGTTCTGTGATGCTAAAAATGAATTAAATCCTGTGTAAAAAACCTCTTTTGACCATGCTGTCCCATTAGTTAACGCCAAATACTTTTCTTTAGAGTAAATTTTAATTATTTGGTATAACGTTTTAATGTTATCAACGGTGAATGCAACATCCATATCAATAAAAAAATCAGTAATAGTTGATCCAGAATCGGTATATGAAACTTTTTTAAGTCTTGAGTATCCAACATATTTTTCTAATGTTTTCCACTCTTCAGGGTAATTAACTTTACTAATAATTAATGGTGTAGTTAGTGCTGAAGATGGTAATGAATTGGGAACGTATGGGTCAAAATTTAATTTATCAACTGGTTGGTATAATGGGTCGTTTGAAAAACTATTAAATATTTTCCTATTAAAGTTTTTTGGGTTGCCTATTTTAATTAAACAATCAAATTTTAAAAACTCTTGTCCCTTTTTAGAAAAGTTTGATATTTGGGATTGCGCGATACTTTTTGAATCTTGGTCTTCTTTATCGTTAATTGTTACTCCGTCTGCTCTAACTTTAAAAATATTTAATATTTGGTCTTTTAATCGTCTTTTATCTATATTTTTAATTTTATTGGTATCAACATAATTTGGACTAGTCCTTTCTCCTTGTAAAATTAAAAGTTCTGAGGATGTTGCGTTAGGGTCACAAAAACCTAAAAATGCGTTTTCAAACTCATTAAGTATATCAGGTTTAAATATTGCAAAAATTTTATCTATTTGGTCGTAAGCATCACTGCTAAATAAATAACCACCAATATATTGTTCAGGTCTTGGTTTTTTAAATTTTTGTAAATCAAAATAACCAAAATTACTAAGACCCCATAATGACCTTGCGGAACCATTATAAACAGATGGGTTATCTTTTATTTGTTGTGTTAAATTATTAGTTGCGTTTGCACATTCAAGTACAGATTGGTTTACAGGTAATGCACCTAAAGATGGTATTGGGACATAAACTTTATTACCTTTATCGACTAATGGGTCTTTATCAAATGTTAGGTATTGAAAGTATGAATTAACAATAACCTTATCTAAACCTTTTTTTAAATTACCTGATGATCCAGTTCCTTGTCCTATTTTAAGTTTTCCTGTATTATAGGCATTTGAAAACTCGGTTTCATCATAATTTGTAAACAAATCATTTTTTGTTAAATACCAATGTATATCATTAATAACTTTAGGATAAAACCCAATATTAAATATATCAAGTGTTGTGGTAGTGTTAGGTATTGTGTTTGTTATGTATGCACTAAATTGTGTTGACCCACCAGTATAGTTTTTAATGTCGTAATTCTTTGATAGGTTCTCGGTGATTGGATCATAGTATTTTTTATAGTTAAAATCCGTCCAAGCATCATCTAAAATATCAACCCCATTATCTATCCAATTTTTATATCTATGCCAAATACTACCAATATATAACATCCAATTATAAGGTATTTGATTTATTGCGGAAAATTTAGATAACGACCCATAAACACCTATAATACTATTTTCATTATAATCGGTAATATCACCCGATAAACTATTTTGTATAAATGAACTTAAATAAACATATCCTAAAGATACATATGGGTTTATATTCCCATCTTTTTCTTTTTGTATACCATTTAATAAAGAATTAATAAAAAGTGGTGTATTTAATAATGTTGTATATTGAGAGTCCGTAACGTTTCCAGAATAATTTGAGTAATATATGCTATTTTGTGTTAGTCTTTTTCCCTTATCACTATTAGTTGTTTCTTCAAAATATTTTTTAAGGGTACTTCTATCCACTATCGGTACGTTTGTCTCTGGAGTTACAAAAATATTATTATTTGCGTTTTTATATGTGTATTTTTCATAAAATCCATAAAATGTTAATTTTGTTCCGTCAGATGTTTCATTTAATCTTGCAATGCTTTTTTTATCATCTAAAAATATCATCGCCCTTGTTGTATCATTATTAATGTTAAATGTGATTTCAGCCACAAATGGTAATAAATCTAAATAAGTCTTTTTAGTTGTTTCAGTACTTTCTAAATAAGATTTAAAATTTTCAATTAAAGGAACTGCAGTATCTAAACTAATAGATTTACCATCAATCGTATCTAAACTATATAATCCATAATCTTTTTCAACTAACCCATCAATGTAATCCGTCACATATAAATCTCTTTCTAATTTAACCCAACTTTCTCCAGCACCATTACTTGATATAGTTCTTAAATAATCAGTTAATGTTGTAAAATTAAATTTATTAATTTTAAATTTTTCTTTTAGTGTAGGATTATCTATTAACCCTCTAGAAATATTCCTCGCTTCTAAATCTGCAATAAATTTATCAACTTGTTTTGTTTTATAATCACCAATAAATAAATTAGTATAATGACTTGTTAAATATAATCTTTCATACCACTCATAAAAAAAAGATATTTCAGATGGGTTTTCATATGGTATTGTTGTGAATGGGAATTCCATGGTATTACAAGACGCATAGTTATTTAACTCTGTTGGGTTGGTGTATCCGTTTCTATTTGTTAGTGGTGTTTTTCTAACAGCAGCATCCAAGTATTCTTCAGTAAAAAATATTTCAGGCCAAATACTATAGTTAAATGCGTTTGTGGCTTTTGCAAATTTAGGGTCTGCTAAATATTGTACAGTATAAAGTTGTCTTCCGTCGGTTTGTTTTTCTAAAGTAAAGTAAGTTGGCCAAGGATAGACTAAATTGTTATTATTTAATTGTCCACTATAGTTTACAACATTTTTAGAATCAATTCCAAAATTTTTATCTGGCGGGACTATTGATGTTATTCTTTTTGGGTCGTTTTTTTTATTCCAAGCCTCCGTGTGTGTTTTTTCCATTAACCTATAAAACGTATCAACTCCGGCAAATATAATTGCCATTACATTTCTAATGGTCGGAACAAACCCTAAACCGGCGTTATCCTCTATTAATTGTATTGCTAATTGTTCAGAAAAAGTTTGATTAATCTCTTCTTCTTTTGATTTTAATGTTGATAATATATTCTCAATTGACCACAAAAAACTATCGGTGATGTATGTTGTTGACCCTATTTGTGTTTCTCCGTATTTAAACAATATTGGTGTAGTATCTTCTAAAGCGTTAGTATTTACGTTTAATCTTTGTGATGTTAATTCAAAGTCTTTAGTGATTTGTGTTTTATATAAAATTAATTCGTCTTCTGTTGGTGGTCTGTTTATTTTAGCGGCTAACGTTTTTGAGTAATCATCATTTGACAGGTTTGTGTATAAAAATTCAGTTAGTATCATAGAACTAGATAACTTAACATCAATATATTGGTTTTCAAATTTTTCAGACCCTATGTAGTATTCTCCATTCTCACCAAACGATGCATTTTTTTTTAAATTTTCAACAGCCCCTTTTATCTCAACATCAATATCAGTTTTTACCCTCTCTCTCGTGTCAAAATCTAAATTATTTTTAAATGAATAATAAATTTCACCATTATAAATGATATAATTACTGGTGTCTAAATATTTTGGTAGTATATCGGTATAAACTGTTTTTTTTAATTCTTCAACAATATCTCTATATGATTGTACATCATTTAAAACCGCAAAATCTCCTTTTTTAATATTTTCTTGCATTGCGGTGTTAAAATTATCGCATCTCATAACAAACTCTTCAATTGTAAGTCTTGGGAAGTTTTTTTGTATTAGTCCTTTTGATTCATATATCTTATATACCTCATTTAATTTTTGTATACCAACTGATGAATTTGTTGATGTTACCGCTTGGTTTGTTCCTGCGGGCGCAGACTCTATGGTTTGTATTGTTGTTGGAAACATTTTTGGTGCAGTCTTCGCATAATCCAATAACGTGTCGGACAATAATCCCGTTAATTTACCCATCAACGAAAGTTGTATATCATAATTACCACTTTGTTGGTCAAATTTTGCATTAAATTTTGTTAGATTTAATTCATATCTTATCGCTTTACCATAATAACCTTTTAATGTTAAATAAAATAATGGGTACGGCATATTAAAAAATACGGAATATATTGATTTTTCGCCCTGCTCAAATAACGTTCTTCCTTGAACGTCTACCAATGTAATCTCAACTGTAGGTACAAAAATTGTTGATCCCTTACCCCCTTGTACTGATACGTCAATTGATTTAATCCCTAATAGTTGTGTGTCAGAATAATTATTAACATTTCTTTCAAATCTAAAATTACCATTAACATTACTAACTTTTTCTGATATTTGATTTGCTCCGTTTGCTGAGGTTGACCCCTTTCCTGTTATTTGGTCAGACCATGAAGTGTCAAATCTACTCCTATCTAATGGTTGTAAAAAATTAATCACCGTTGATGGGTCAGACACTTTACCCTTTACACTTGCAACTGTCGTATTAAATACCGGGCTGTCAAAACTCTCCCCAAAGGCAAGTTTACTTCTTGGTATTACTCTTGTTTCTAAATTAGCATAAAAAACTAAATCTTCGTGATCAACTAATCTATCTTTAATTTCGTTATTTACAACAATCTTATTTGGGTCAATTAAAACAACATTGTCATAATCGGTTTCAATATAGATTGGTTTTTTTGTTAAATCATCTGCCATAATAAAAAATATGTGTATCTATCGCATTTTTGTAGTCTAATAATGCCCCCTTTAATGGAAACGGTATATTTAATATTGATCCATCCGGTATATTTGTTTCAAGACCTCCAAAATTTGGGTTTGCAATTAGTATTAACCACCCAAAATATGGTGTACCGTATTTATCGTAACTTATTTTGTCTAATCTACTTTGGTTGGCTCTATATAAATATTTTTGGTCCGTTGTTCTATTAGGCAGGGTCACAAACGGGACTACGGTTTGATTTCCATTTATTAGAAAGTTTTGGTATCTATTAAAATATTCCATGTTAATTCATTTTCTTTTTAAGGTTAAACTTATCATCTATAGAATCAACTGTTGACCATAGATTAAATAAATTAGTATCGTTTGGTGGTGTTACCGTATTTTGTTTTGTGTAGTCAAACAACCTCTCTTTTCCTTTTTTAAATGGTAAATATTGTTCGTTTGGTAATGCAATATCAAAATAATTATTTTTAAAACTACTAAAATTATCATCTAATGTCTTTTTTGAGTTTTCGTATTTTATATATCTACCGTCATTAATTCGTGTTGCTGGTTGGTTATCTCCCCCAACATTAAATCCAATATTTGTGTATAAAAAAGATGCCCAATTATTTAATAATTGACTGTCGGAAACCTCAGATAATAATGAATCAACAAAAGTTTTATATCCGTTTTCTAATAGTATTTCTTTTCCAAATATTATAAAAAACGCATTTTCTTGTGATGATGTGTTGTCTAATATTTTAAAAGTTAAATTATTGTTATATTCTTTTTCACCATTAGTTATTATTTGATAACTTTTAAGATTAGTATCTAACTGATTAAGTCCTGTTCTTATTTGTAATACGTCGTTTTGTAATTCAACGTACGTGTCAGCGGCGTTAGTTGTTTGTGGGTCAACACCGGTAGTCCCTGATATGTCATATATCACAGCACCCCCTTGTTTATTTTTATAACCGTCAACATTACTTAAAATAAAATTTACTTGGTCAGATACTCCAATAAAGCTAAGTTCATTTTTAATTAAATCTGTTGTTCCCTTTTCTACCGATTCAATGAAAGGAGTCTTTCTTTCATCAATCATTTTAGTTAACTTTCTTTTAATTTTTCTTACTTCAGAATTAGAAAACCCTTGTTCATTTATCCCCCCTAAAATTGGTGAGGTGTCATTATCAACATCGTCTTTAGCACTATTAAAAATATTATCAATTCTTTCTTGATATCCTTGTGGTTTTCCAAATATATTCACTTCATTAGATGTATTTCCTCCTAAATAATCAAAGTATCCAGTACTATATATTCTATCTTTAGTGTATGTTATTAATCCACCCCATAATAGGTCGTCCTTTAATTGTATTAATATTTTGTTAACACAATTTATATATGATTGGGTTTTAGATAACATATTATCCATCACATCTTTATAGGTAATAGTTCCTGTAATTGCACTTGTTTGTAAATCAACGGTGTTTGTCTGAATGGTACCTATTGTGGTTCCTCCATCATTCACTAAAGGTCTTTGTTGATTATCAATAATTCCAACCTCATTTTTAATATCTTCAACTAATAATTCATCATTCTTACTTGTAAAATCATCAGTCTCTTCCGCTCTTTCATCATACATTTCAGTATTTGCATAATAGTTAAATGAAAGTGCGTTTTGTAATGAACTAACAGGTTCTTTAAGTCCACTACCCCCTATAAATTTAATACTTAAAGTAACATCTGCTATCATGGGTTGAACTCCAATCCCTTCAGGATTTAAATCAAATTGCCCATCATCAAATGTTATATCTAAACTGTCAATAAGTATTTTACTATGGAAAAAGTCACCGACTCTTAAAACACAAATTGGTGGTGATCCAAATGCACTATTTATTACGTCGTTATATTGTAAAGTAATTCCTTGCCCTGTTTCAACTGCAGTTGGTATTGTGTCTCCAGGTCTCATACATTGATTTAAAAATGTAAGTCTTGAATTTAACCCTTCAGGTGTTATTGAGTGAAAAGCGGGATTAAAATTTTTAAATCTACTTTTAATACCGTCATAAACCAACGGGTTTTGTTCTGCTATCATTTCAAAATAATCACATTCACTTAATAGTTTTCTTAGCAATTTTTTAGTTAAACCATCACCAATATTATTTCCTTTATCTTTTTTTCTATTGTTTTTAACCGCCTGACTTGATTCTGATTGTGGTTGTGTGTTGTTTGGATTATTTAAATCGGCTGCCGTTGCGTTAGGTAATTCAGATTCAGGTCCTGAAGGTGTTTGTGTTTGTTGTGTGGGTGTTGTGTTTGATGCTGGAGTATATTCCGTCACGCTAAGTTTAGCTGCTCTACACATCATTCCTTGTACCGAATAACGATATATTGTATTTGTAAATGTTTTTGAGCAATCAATGTCTCTAAAACTACCATCATTAACTTTTGGTGTACCTATAGAACTTGTTTTTATTGTAAGTTTTTTACTATCAATAAAATTTTGCATTTTTAATTCCCCTTCAGAATATTCTGAAATCATTTTTGATACCGAATCGGCTCGTGATTGTTCTCCACCATTTAATCCAGAGTAGGTTGACCCCTCAATTGATATTGTCATTGTTGCTCCTCCATCTAAGTTTTTTAAAGTTAATGGAAGTAACTCTTTAAATGTGTTATATTCTGTAGTGGCAAAACTAAAAACTTGTTGTATTGATGATTTTCTAGCATCTAAATATTCACCTAAACTTAAACTTGCAGGTGGATTAAGATACTCAACACCATCACTATATTTATAAACTTTATCGGTGGCGTTTGTTAAAACATTACTTTGTCCGTTCTCTATAAATGTAGTATAGTCATCACTATAATTACCACTACTTGTCTCATCAAACAATAATTGTAATTGTTGGAATTTGTCCTTATCAAAGTTTTCTGTAAAAGTGGATTCTTGTCCCGCACCACTTTCCGTTTGGGCTAAATTAGTATTATTATTAAGTGTTGTTTCACCAACTATAGTTGCATTTGGGACTTCTTTTGTTAATTCACTTAATTGTTCTGGATTAAGTGTTGATAAAACATCATATACATCACTTAAACTAAATTGTTTATATTTCGCTAATAAATCATAAATGTCATAATTTAAACATCCAGCCATAAACGAGTCAACAACTTGTGACGCAACAGACGCATCTGCTTTTTCTAGTTCTTTATTGACAATTACATTTAATATTGATGGGTGGTCAACAATAATTTTAAACTTTAAACTTGCACTTCTTTCACTATTTTGAAATGTGTATATTGGTTCTGTTCTACCTAAAAAAGTGTTGCTGTTCCAAGCGGTCCTTGTATTATCGTCTATTGATAAGTCGTATGGTGGAAACCACATAATTCTACCCCCATTTGGTCCCTTTTCACAAGCAGGTAAATCATCAACAGTAAATCCAGGTCTATTAGATGTTCTCCAAGCCAAATTTTCTAATGAGAACATATATTTTTTTACTTTACCGTCTCTAGTGATGTTTGTTGAATCAACACCACTACCCCCTTTCATTGGTGCAATATTAAGATTGTAAGTATTATCAAGTATTGAGTATGTTGATTTTCTTATATTACCTCTTGTTTTTTGTAATTGTTTGTAAGTGGTAAATGGAATATCTTTAGAAAATAATCTACCATATTCATATCCAACAATATCAGATACTTTTGTACTTCCTTGAACTGCGTTTGGTGTTAGATATCTTCTGACTCTAGATCCCTTTGTCATTTCAATATACCCGTCATTAAATACTTTACTAATTTGATTAATGGCGTTACCTACATGGCTTAACGGTTTTGATGATTTAGACGCGGCTTCAACTAATTTTTGGGTAATGTCTAATAGTGACCCGTCTGTAAATTTTAATACTGATGAATCAGTATCATTAATTTGTTTTTGTAATGTAGGGTCAACAACAGTCGCCGTTGAGTCGTAAACTTTATTATTTGGCCCAACAGGTTGTCCTGGTTTGTTTACCGATTTTGCTTTTGGTGCCCAAGTAAACCCACCCTGTACACCTCCATTGGCATCATAATAAGGGTAAGATTTAAGACCAAATAATCTTTTTTGTACTTCATTACCTTCATATTCTTGGCCAATAACCCCATAGTCAAAAACAGGCCCAAAATTTATATTACCAAATTTACCGTCAGCCACTTCATTTCTTGGGCTAACCGCATCACGTATGAAATTTTTATTTTTACCAACATAAAAATTTTCTTTTGGTGCACTTAAATTAGGACTTTGTAAAGAATCTAATCTATATTTTGGTCTATATTGGTTATAAAATAATTGGTCGTATAATATTGCCTTTGTTGGTGCTCCTGTATTATTTAATAATAATTCAGATGATGAATCAATGGCCATTGAAGTTATCTGATTAATGAGTCCTCCGACAATATTTCCAACCGCACCAACAGGATTAGTTCTTAGTTGACTTAAAAAGTTTTTTTGTGGATAATCAAAAACTTCCCCTGGTATTATAGAATATGGAGAATATAAACCACTTAGTCTTGCAGTAAAACTAAGAGCATCACTGACTAAATTACCAGGTGATGTTATTTTATAATCTTTTTGTAGTATTGGTAGTTTATTAGTTACAACACCTAAAGCATCAAATGGATCAAATGAAGGTTTTTGACTTATTTCACCTGATATGTTTGTCGCACTATTATTTGAAAGGGTTGATCTACCTAATGTTTGTTGTATTAATTCTAAAGCAATTCTCGCCTTATATTCTTTTTGTAATTGTTTTGCCCCAATTTTTGCCAAGTCAGAATCTTGACTTAAACTACCATCAGACCCTGAAGGGTTATCGTTTAATAAAATATTAATAGGGGTATAAAATGACGGTTGGAATATAAAACTCTGACTACTATTCCAATATGGTGAGTTTTTAGTTCCAGGGAATAACTCAACAATATCTAATACATCATAAGCTCCATCGCCACTATTATATTTATTTTTTTGATAAACAAATGACTGTGACTGTTCGGTAGTTAATGGTGGTCTTGATGCCGTATAATTATATTCACCCTTATTAGCGTCTTGTTGTGCGTCGGCGTTTGGGTTAACTATTGTTGGTGTATTTAACGGTTGATACTCGTTTTTAATTAAATTTAATTTAATCTTTTTTTCCCCAAGAATTTCAAGTTCGCTACCATCCCCTGATGTTGAGTCAGGGTCATATTCTCCAACGTTAGCGCTTAATTGTAAATATTTGTTAATAAAAACTTCTAAACCGTATGATGTACCCAAACCTTGTGGTCCGTATTTATTTCTTGTATAATTTACATCTTCTCTATTTCTTGCAAATAACTCTAAACCACTTCCGTTAGCGTCTGATTGGTCTTCATATAGACCAAACCCCGAACCATTACTTAATAAAGGAAATGAAATAGAACTACCAAACCCATTTTGAGAGTTGGTGGGTGAATACTTGTTTAAAACAATTAAATCTTTTTCTTTATTATTACCGTTTAATTCTAATTCACTACCAATACTATCATCGTATCCATAGTTACCCTCATTCGCCTTTGATTGTAAATTAACATTAGGATTAACTGTCTGAGTACTTTGAAAGTACTGAGGTCCGTATTGGTTTTTGCCGAGTAGGGTATTTTTTAATGTGAATCCATTATTTTGTAGACTACTTTGTAATGTGTCAGCATAACCATATGTTCCACTATTTGGTTTTGTTTGTTTATTAATGTTTGGGTCAACGCTTTTTAATGGTGAGTTTTGGTCAGCACCATATTGATTTTGGACTACTAGTTCAATTTCTTTTTGGATTCCAAATGTTTCTAAGTAACTACCAAAAGTTTTACTGAATCCATATAACCCAAAATTTGTTTTTGTGTTTAAATTTTTATTTACGTCTATGGTTTTACCATACGAAGACGAAAAATCAACAGGACCATATATGTTTTGTACGTATAATAATTTTTCATTATTATTACCAATAAGTTCTAATTTTGAGTTGTTGGTGTTATTAATTGTGTAATTTCCAAAATTTGTTTCACTATTTTTATTTAAATTAATAGATATGGTATTCCCAAAACCATCATTAGGAGTATATTTATTTTGTCCTATTAATTTTTTTTCTTGTAATTTTTGTTCTTTTTCAATATTAGGTGAATCAGATACAGAATAATCAACAAGAGTGATTTCTGTTTTGTTTTCTAACTTAGGTGCACTAAAAATTCCATCAACCGTATATGGTTTTAAATTTCTTAATAAGAGTTTCTTTCTGAAGTTCTCTGTTGAGTCAAATGATAATGGGCTTTCCATTTATAAATCTTTTATAATAAATAGATTTATTATCGTTTTGTTGAGACTCTTGATTTTGATTTGTCCCAAAAACTTACATTTTGTATAGTGTCTTTAATCTTCTTTTCAATATCTCTATGTATATTTGGGTCAAGATTAGTCATAGTAGAGACATTTTTACCATCAACTGTAATATTAACATTAATAGTTTGGGTACTATTTGTTTCTGTTTTTTCCCCTCTATTCATTAAGTCAAACGGATTTGATAGGTTTTGTGTTTTGTTTGGTATCTCTTTTGGTGATGCTAATTTTACCTCGTTTGGTATTGAGTTTTGCATATCCATAAACTTCACATAAACGTCCTTTAAAAAATTTACTTTTTCTATCGCATCGGGAGCTATTATTGCTTGGTCCTCTTTTATAAAATTAAAAATTTCATTTTTACCAAATTTCACTAATCCACTACTATTTTCAGGTATTACCGCATCTGGTACAGTTTCGGTTTTATAGGTTTTAGTATTTGGGTCATATACAAATTTTCTTTTACTGTCTCTCAATACCTCAGCCTGTTTTACTGCAGTGGCGTTAGGATCATTAGAGGCTCTGTTTGCACTATTTTTAGCAGTTTGAATTTGGTTATCAAGAGCGTTTACCCCCGCCTGTACGACTGCAATACCTGCGTTTGCGACTTTTTTATTCGCTTCAGTTAAAATATCAATCCCAGAATCAACTTTACTAACAATATCAGTCCTTTCTCCAGCACTAATACTTCTAATGTACGTATCCCTAATTATTCTAACATCTCGTTGTAGTTGTTCTTGGGTATTCAATCCCTTTTCCGCAATTTGTCTATCTGACATATCTGCAGCCCTTTGGTATTCTTCTAATGCCGTCTTTAACGCATTAGGATTATCTGATATTGTTTTTACCAAATCTTCGGATTCAAGTCCAGGGATGTTAAAATCAATTTTACCTCCAGGTCCAATTTCAGCCAAAGACTTTATCATATTTTGTTGTTCTTCACTAAATTGCGAAATATCAATACCTTCTTTTAATAACTTATTTTGAACGGCCTCTTCTTTAACCGCTCTTTGAGCTGCGTTTGCCAATTCATCGTAAGCAACGCCAGTGGCCTCGGCCTGTGCCCTTAATTGTTGTTGAGCAACAAAATTTGTTTTTATTTTACCTGTAACCTCATCAAAACTAAATGCCGACTTACCCATATTTATTATGTTTTCCTGTAAACGGTCAACATTATTTGCAGCATCATTCATAGCCATAAATGGATTAGTAAGCCCTTCTACCGACCCACCTAACATACTAAGATTTGCCGACATTTCAATTGCCTTTTCAGGGTCAAATAAAGTTTCGGCAGCAGTAAAAATTTTTAATTTTTCACTTGTTGTTCCAAGACGTTGTGCTTGTGCGGTCATTTTAGTTAATCCATCAATACCATCTTTAAAATTAAACTGCACTAACTTACTTAAACTACCTTCCATAGTTTTTAATAATACGCTTGCCTGTAGTCCTGTTTCTCTTGCAACTTTTGCGATTTTTGACATTTGTTGAACGGACGTTCTTTGTGACATACTAAATGTGGTAAATGTACCGACCATTTTACCTGTTTCTTTTTCTGCCATTCCGACATTACGCCCTAAAGCCAAAGCATCAATCGCGGCACTTTCAATAGGATAAACCATTTTTTCCATTATAACACTAAGGTCTCCTGTATAATCTAACACCGATTGAAAACTTGCACCAAATTTTACAGACTCATTATATACCCTAAACATTTTTTCTCTAAATGCTTCGGCACCTATAGTTAATCCTCCTGATATGGTTCTTTGAAGTTTTTTGGCTTCATTGTCCATGGCTGTTATATTTTTTATAACATTCCTTGGGTCCACGGCAGCATCAACTGACGCCGCCAATTTAGTCATAACATCAATTAAATTTTGACCTTTTTGGTCAAACTCATTAACATCAGGATCAGCAGTAAATAAAAACATATATTATTTTTATATATAAATAGGGGGTATTTTAGTTTTTTTGGAAGTCTAAGACTAACTTATCAATGAAGTATTTTCTTTCATATGTAGGCATAATTAAAATATCAGAGTATGAAAAATTTACATATTTTGATAAATAATATATCTCATCTAAAAGGTTTTGTTTTCCGTTAGAAGAAAGGGCGAAAAAATTCAGCCCCAAAGGACAGACTAACTGTTACCTTTTCACCTGACGGGGCTATAATTGTTCTTGATAAGTCTAACTTTGGTTCACATTCTAATATGAACTTTTTTAATTCTTTTGAGTCCATGATTGGCATTTGCGGTATAAATGATGCAATTTTTCCTTTATCCCTTTCTCCGTCTAATTCAATGATATGTTTTTCAAGTTTTTTTGTGACAGTAGGAGCAACCATACCTTGTGGGTAGGATTCAGAAATTTTTTCAAGTTCTCTTTCTTCAGATAAATTTAATATTTTAACTTTAACTGTTTTATTACTTTTTGGTAATAAAAATGTAAATAATCCTTCTTCGTCAGGAGAATGTTTTGGTTTGTCAACATTTATCTCTTCAATTAATAAAGTGGTATCAAAAAACTTACCTGTTGCTGGGTCCTTAATTGAGATATTATAATCTGAACCAAAAGAAGTGTTTCTTAAAAATATTAATATTGCTTGAACATCAACATTAATTAGTTGGTTAATGTCAAATCCCGGTTCATAAATTTTATTTCTAAGTAATGTCGTGATAATACTCTCATTATTATTACTTGACATTAAAATATTCTCGTCCTGAGCAGTTAAATACCCCACTTTAACCGATTCTTTTTTTGGTTTATAAAAGATTCCCTTAGACGGTAGTTTTACTACATCGTGTGGTAAATTAAAGTTTTGTTGTCCGTATTGTGAAGCTTGGTCCATAGTTTTTATTTTAAATATAGTTTATAACTATTTTTTAGTAAATAAAAAACCCACCTAACATAGATGGGTTTAAAAAAAATATGAAAAAAATTATTATATTAGTAAACAAGAATACATCTATCAGGACGTAAACTTACGTCAACAGTCATAATATCCGTCTTGTCATATCCTACATCGCCAAATTTAGCCGAAGTAATAAAACATCCTTGTAAAATCCATTTTTCAACAGCCACACCTGTCGGGTCCAAAAGTTCAAGGTCAATGTCTTTTTTATAACCAGCAGCATAACCCATACGACCTGTCACTGATTCTGCGTGTAGACGAACCCATTCCATCAATGCTTGTGACGCAGACGGACCAATAGGGTCTCTAAATTTTACACTAATTTCTTCCCATTCAAAACTACTAGCAACATACGTTTTAGTATTTAAGAATGCAATATCTTTTGATTCAATTTTTATACTAGGTCTTGAAGTACTTTCAACGTACCAAGAGTTAATACCCAAAGAAGTTGGGAACGTTAATATAAATCGGTTTGCTCTTTTAGGTTCATACTGAAAGGGCATTTTCATTAACAAATCAGCCATTGTTTAATTTTTTAGTTGTTTTATTTTTTATATAAATATTGTTTAGTTTATTTTTTTCTATTTACTTTTGTTTTTAATTCAAATATTCTTCTACTAGAACATTACTTAATTATTATACTTCAGTTTTATATCCTCCTTTTGTTAAATATGTTCTTACTGGTTTTTCTTCATATTCTTTTTCTAGGAATTGATTCATTTTATCAATATTTCTTGGGTCATCATCTGAAAAACCAATAAATGGAATTATCTCTTCGTTTGCAACATCATTTTTAAATTTACCATTTCTTCTAATTTCGTTTGCAACAACCTTGCAATGTGATATAAATTCTCTCATTGCGTTTATTTTTCCCTCTTCAGGACTTGACGCACTACCTTCCCCATAAGAAACTGGGGCAAACATACATCTATCTAAATAACGATTAATAAGGTCTTTACCGTCATATTCACTTTCTAAATCTATGGGCTCCCCCTTGACTTCTTTTAATATATCCTCGTATCTTTTTAAGTTTTCTATTACGGTCTTACTATTAATTCCGTTTTTGTTTCCCATAATTAAGTTCATAACCCCTTCTCTTAAAACACTTGGTGTGTGTCCTCTAGCGGTTATAATTGCAAAAATTGACCCACCATTTAAACACTCAACAAAGTCATTCCATGATGGTCCTAATGGGGCAACCATACAATCAATTATAAATCTTTTATCCCCCTCAACACCAAAATATCTAAATGGGTCAGGCGCATAACCAACAACGGTAGTCCCTTTAAATGAAAATGGTTCTACACCTATTTGATGTCTATGTTCCGCAAAATCTTCAGTGGACATTTCAACCTCATCATCATTTTCAGATAGTACAATAATTTTTGTTGGCATGAACATAATATTATCGTCCCAATCAAACGCATAATATTTTATATCGTGTTCCCCATCATCGGTAAACCCCTCATTAATATTTTTACGTTTTAAAAAATTATATACGTGTTTTTTTACGTTCATTATTTTTTAAGTGATTTTAAAAGTTTTTCCAACTGACTTTCAGTTATGATTATATTTTGTTTTTTTTGAGAGAATGTTTTAGGTTCTTTTTGTGTGTCACCTAAAGCCTCTTTGATTAATTTTTTTTCTATTTTCATAATCTTTTTACTATAAATATATAATGGGGAGTATTTCTACCCCCCACTTTATTTTTTATTATACGTCATCAAAAGATGCTCCTGTTGGTGTAATAACAAACTCTATGTCAATGTACTCCAACGCTCTTGTCGGTTTCAAGAAGATTTTACCTGTCAATGTGTTTGAGTCTAAATCTTCAGGTGTGTTTGAAACTGTAACTCGGAAGTCAATCAAACCTCTATCTCTTCTAATTGAATCCAAAATTGGATTAACGGAATCTAAGAAATCTTGTCTTACTTTGTCGTCGTTTTGTTCAAACAATAATCTAATCGCTACCGCTGAAATTAATTTACGAGCCTGTAACAACAGTCTTCTTACGTTAATTCTGTCAAGTGCAGATTCTCTAATTTGCATTGTTTTGTTACCCCAAATTACAGTACCTACATCAGAGAACGTTGCAATTGGGTTAATTCTACCTTTGTAAAGTGTGTCTCTATCTTCTTGTGTTAACTTCTTACGAGCTTTAACTGAATTAACCAAACCTCTTGTGTATCCTGCAGATGCAAACCAAGGGAATGCGATGTTATCGGTTAACGCTAAGTTTTTAGTAACCTCAGCAGTTGGTGGAAGATAAATCTGTGTATTGTTTACACTATCTCTTGTTAATACCCAAGGGTAATAAGATGCGGTATAATTTGAATCAATACCCGTTTCTTCTAGGTTGTCAACTGCCTCTTGTGGGTAGATTAACCCTTCTGTGACATCACTAAATGTTGGTAAGAATAGATTAAAGTCAGGTGTTGTACAAATATAGATTGAGTCGGCTCTATCAGATTCAACCATATCAATCGCATCTTCAACAAGATTTGAGTTATTTACGTAATCAATTCCTGGTGTTACAAAAATATTAATGTTTGTTGCTTCAGGATTTGCAAAAGTTCCTTGACCCCACTTGTATGCGTAATAGTCAGTATTTGCCCAAACCTCTTGGTTAGGTCCTGAGATTTGTTTAAATGCTCCCCATCCTGTTGCTGTTGGGTATGTAGATGATGGTGCCGCTCCAAATTTAAACCCTGTTTGACCAAGTGCGTAGGTGTCACCATTAGTTCTATATTCTCTATAGATATCCCAACCATCAAAACCTCCATAAGCATATAAAGTAAATTTACGAGTGTTTAATTTGTAATAAGGACTATCAGTACTTGTTGGTTCAGAATTAAATGACCCAACACCAACTTCAAATGCCGGTTGACCTGCGGTCGCACCTGAACCCATAATTGTTACAACAGTTGCCCCACTATCCATGTGGAACCCTTTAGTAATATAATTCCAATCAAGACCTGTTGTATCCGTTTCAAGGTTAGCTGGTAACACTTTACCTTTATAGTCAAAGAAATCGTAGTCAACTCCAGTGATATTTGAAATACCTAAGTAAGCCTTACGAGGATTTTCACCGTTAGAAATTACAGGATTATCCGCCCCACTTGTTGACCCAAAAGGAGGATTGTAAATTGTTTCTCCAGGTGTTAAATATTTAGTTTTATAAACCAAGTAAGGTGGGGTTGCCGTATCATAAGAACGTATAACGTACCCATCAAAACCACAAGGAAGTGCATCTTCAGGTGCTTCATCGTTCATTTCAACCATAACATATTTTGAGTTAAGATTGTATTCTCCGTTTGCTGTACCTATTTTATTTGCAACGTAATTATTCAAATTAGGGTCTAATGAACAGTTAGTAAAACTTTCAATAACTCTAACATTTTGGTCATTATCATAGAAATCTCTAATGAATACATCAAACGTTCTAGTATTAAATGAGATATTACCAATTGAAATTTTAACTAATCTATTTGCCGCATTACCGTCAGAAATAAGTTTAAATTTAAATAATTTATAGACTTTGTTACCTCTTAATTCTGAAACGACGTAAGGAGTTTCAGGTGTTTGATATTGCTCCAAATAAAAACCTAATGAATTAGTGTCTAAAGATTCCGCACTATCAAGGGCAACTAAATTAGAATATAATCCTCTAACTTTTCCTGCTCTATATCCGCTTAGTAAAAGACTTGGATAAATCTCCTCGACAAAAATAGGAACTTCAGTTCTATCTTTAGAGAAATTAGATCTACCTAAAACTTTAGAAAGATATTGAGTGTCTGAACTTGTCATTGAAGTTTCAAATGTAAATGTGTCACCATCTTTAGTGATGCCACTAACAGCAAAAGTATTATACGGGTCAGAAGAAATTCCTGAGTAAGTTCCTGTTGTAATTAAAGTAACGTCGGATGTTCCTGTAACTTGATAAGATGGTCCGTGTTGTGTTGAGGAATAGTTAGTGACTCCTCTTGATCTAAGAGTTGCTATTACCAAATCATCAAAATCACTGTATGGTGAACCCGAATAGTTTGTTAAATAAACCGCACATGATCCAGAATATACTCCACCACCAATACTCGTTAAAGTATTTAAACGAGTACCAAATCCATAACCGTAATATGAACCAACACTTGCAGGTTTACTATAATTAAATAATGCGTAGTACCAAGGGTCGTTAGTTGATGCCGATAAATTCGCTAAAGAAAGATTAACGTTACTTACACCAAATGTTTCAGAAGTTGCCGTAATACCTCCAGGGTTAATAGATGTCCCCGTCACTAAAGAAAGTGTACCCGCACTTAAAGTTCCCCAAAACTGAGCAGTTGTTCCTGTACCTGATTGAAGTCCTGATGTTGTATATTTATTTATTTCATTCGCAATAAACGTTTTAAAATTTGTAGAAATACTTGAAGTATTACCATTAAATTGTAAATATGTATTATTAAATGTCGTTAATTGAGATGGTATGTTTGTTATTGTTACGTTTGAACTTGCTCCTGTTGTACCTGTAAAGAACACATAAACAGGTCCTGTATTTCCTGTTGCCGAAACAGTACTAGGATTAACATTACCTATAGTTGTAATTGACCAAGATGGTCCCGCATCGTATCCCGATAACCCTAATATTCTAGTAACAAACAACTGATTTGATTGTTGTAGATATGCTTTAGCAATATACGATGTTTCATATTTTGGTATTTGTGTATTTACAAATTTTTCAGGACTTGTCCCCCCGAAGTATACTTGATACTCATCAAAACTTGTTATAAAGATTGGTTCAAACGCAGGACCTTGTAGTGTCTCCCCAACCAAACCTAATGTTGTTACCCCTACACTTTGAGCAACAAAAGTCAAATCTCTTTCTGAAGTGTAGACTCCAGGTGAAACGAATACTTTGTTAGTAGATGCCATTTTTTTGTTTTTATATTATGATTTATTTTCTTATATAAATATGTCCAAAATGGGCAAAAAACTTAGTCTAATTATATTAATAAATTAACAGTATGAAAAAATTCTACCTTTTTTCTACCTTATAAAATATTTATTAATATGAAAAAAATAAAAAATATAAAGATTTCAGAAGAAAGTCACGATATACTAAAAAAGTACTGTGAGTCAAAGGGATTAAAGATTTATAAATTCTTAGAAACTTTAATTAAAAAAACCTGCGTAAAAGAAAAAGACGTATATGGGGAGTAGTTAAACCAATATTACTTTTGTCTTAATAATTGATTCTAAATTAACATTATCTTTATAAACAATTATTTTTAAAGTGTCTCCGGAATTTATTTGAATCACATCAACATTATCACCAACATAATTGTTATTAATAAAAACAGAATACCCATCAGCGCAGGAAGTTGTTGAGTTAATAGTTCCTCCTGTTGAATTTGTAAAATACGGTACGGTTCCTGATTTAACACATACGGTACCACTACTTCCTATTGATGTAGAAATTGTTGTTGAAGTTCCACTACAATTAATATAATTTAATGTGTTTACTGTTGTTGATGAATATTCTGACGAGAAACAATTAATTATATTTTCAATTCCGTTAACAACTATATTTGCAGTGTATCTAAACACTTCAATTAATTGGGTGTTTCCTGAAACAAATTTAAAATCAAGTAAAAAGTCTGTAGGGTTAGAGGGTTCTATTTTAACTTTTTTACTTTTTTTAGATGTTTCAAATTCAAACAAAGATACTTGTCTTGTTATTGCAGGACTCACCTCAAACTCGTCCTCATCAATCAGTAATCCCATCATATTAATTTTATAACTTGAAATATAATACTTTCTTTTTTCAAGATCTTTAACCGACTCGTCATCAACCGATTCAAGAGTCATAGGTATATAATGTCCTTTTATTTGTGTATACGCCTGTTTTGATGTAAATTTTTGCATCATAATTTTATTAAACTCATTTACTTCTCTCATTCTATTACAGAACAATTTTATAGTAAATGTTAAATCTACAGGTATTGGTTGTGGTATTTTATAAACATCGGCACCTTTTCTTTGTCCGTCCCAAGTTGGTACCGTATAATAAAAAAATTGTTTTCTTTCAGGAATATTAGCTCTTCCTGCATTATTTGTTCCGTATTTTACTTCTGGCGCCCTTAATGTTGCAATAAAAGGTAATGTAATATTTTTATCTAAATCTTGAAAATCCCAAGTTTGAGTAAACTGGCCCCAACTTTGGTTTGTTATGATTCTATCAATAGTTGGTACTTTTTTACTGTCAACAACTAACTCTAAAGTGTCTTTAACAAAATCTAACATTCCCTTGTCAAGGTCGGCATGTAAAACCCCTTTAGGTAAATAAGTACCTTTATCTGTAACGTCTTCTAAAAGTTCTTGCCTTCTCTCAACACCAAACTTTTGTGGAATTAAGGATAATTTATTTTTTATTTGTTTTGGTAACGCCATATTTAAATTCCGTTAAATTCATTGTTGGTTGCAGGAACTGCAGTTATTGTTCTATAAAATCTTTTATATCCAGCGTATGTGTGTTTATTATCACCGAAAACCCTACCGTCGTTTACTACAGAATAATATCTAACAAAATCTTCAGTTTCATAATACCCAACATAATCTCCTAAATTTATTTCTATTCCTAAATCCTCTAAATAATGTTGGTACACACTTACAGTTAAATTGCCAGGTTCTGACTGATATAGTTTTGATGCCCCTAAATCGGAGTTTGATGAGGCCTCAATTTTAACCAAACCTTTAAATTCTACTGGAGGTAAATACTGAATTCCGTTTTCTGTTGTCTCACCATATACATCGTCATTGTCAGTTCTTTGCCTATCAACCCTATAAAGTATTAAAGTAAAATTCATATCGCCGTGTAACCATTCACCACCCATTTCAATATCCAAATTGAAATCCTCTTCCGAGAAGAATTTATTAAGTCTTGTAATTGGAACTCTATTTTGTGTCATATAAATAAATACTTTGATTGATTATTTATTATTATTTACTATTTTTATTTAAATACAATGGAAGAATTTATTTCAAAAACTCCTGAAACAAGAGCCCTTCAACTAATTGATGATTATGATGGATCAAATAACTATATCCTAAATTTAAAACATAAAAAACAAAATAGTAAGTCCTTTACCCCTACAAGATCTCAATCGGAATATGTAATTAACTTTCACGGAAGAACCCCAAAGGTCGCAAAAAAATGGGTCAAACTTGATTCATATTTTGGTAAAAAAATGATGGAGGATAAAATGTACACAAAAGAACCAACAGAAATTTATGTTGAAAAACTTTTGGTTGAAAAAGATAAGTCGTATCATATTTGGGGGAAAGTATTTAGTGGTGAAACATTACACGATTTTTGGATGCCAAAATCAGCACTTATAAAAGATAACGAAGTAAAAGATTTTGTTATTGATTATAAGAAGTACAACCACCGACTTCCGATGGAACACCAAAAAGAAGCCATTCATAAATTAGTAGGTAACAAAAAGTTTATTTTGGCGGACGACATGGGTCTTGGAAAAACAACCTCAACAATTATATCGGCACTTGAATCGGGAGCAAAAAAAATATTAATTGTTTGTCCCGCATCTTTAAAGATAAATTGGCAAAGAGAGATTGAAAATTATTCTGATAGGTCAGTTTATATTTCAGAAGGCAAAAAGTTTTCAGACCAACACGATTTTGTAATTGTTAATTATGATATTTTAAAAAACTTCCATGACCCAAAAAAGAAGGAAGAATCAATAATTTTAAAAACAAAATTTGATTTGTTGATTATGGATGAGGCACATATGATATCAAACCCACAAGCACAAAGAACAAAAATTGTAAACGACATTTGTGATAAACTTGATAGGGTTTGGTTATTAACAGGAACTCCAATGACATCAAGACCAATGAACTACTTTAATCTTTTAAGTTTAGTTGAAAGTCCTGTTGCCGCCAATTGGATGGCTTATGCAAGAAGATATTGTAACGGATTTCAATTTAGTGTTGGGAAAAGAAAAGTATGGAATGTTACGGGGGCATCAAACTTAGACGAATTAAGGGAACGAACTCAGTCACATATTCTTAGAAGATTAAAAGAAGATGTTTTAGATTTACCTGATAAAATTATTACACCTGTTTATTTAAGATTAAAATCTAAAGATTACGAAGAATTAATGGGTGAATATTTTAATTGGTACGACAACAATTCAGAAGAGTCTTCGTCACTCACAATTCAATTTGGAAAATTAATGAAAGTTAGAAAAGTGATTGCAGAAGAAAAAGTTAAAAACACTATTGAGTTAGCAGAAAATATTATTGATCAAGGAAAAAAAGTTATTATATTTACAAACTTTACCGATACGTTACGAACTATTTATGAACATTTTGGAAAACAGGCAGTTTATTTAGACGGGTCTTGTTCAAAACCGCATCGCCAAAAGGCGGTAGACGATTTTCAAGAAAACGATAAAATAAGAGTTTTTGTTGGAAATTTAAAAGCTGCGGGTGTTGGTATCACTTTAACTTCAGCTGAAGCGGTTATTATGAATGATCTATCGTTTGTTCCTGCAGAACACGCACAAGCAGAAGACCGTTCACATAGAATTGGACAAAAAAAATCAACATCAGTTTATTACCCCCTATTTGAAAACTCAATTGAGGGTGTGATTTATGACATCTTAAATAGAAAGAAAAAAATAATATCTACTGTTATGGGGGATGATATGATGGATGACGCGTCATCAATAGAAGAAATGTTAAATATGATTTATAGTGGTAGGTGATATTTATTTATTATGAGAGTAAATAAAAAATTTGTTGGGTTTAACGTTGATTCAGATGACGAACAATTATTAGACAATTTTATCAGTTTCTTAAAAAGAAAATTACCATTAAAAAAAGATATTACAATTGAATTTTTAAAATCTCGTTATGGTAAAATGTCTACGGGTTCAAGAACTAATAAACACATTATAAAAATATTAGTTAAAGATAGAATGAATAGAGACATTCTTAGAACTATAGCACACGAATGGGCTCACGAGTACCAAAGAACCATTGAAAACATGGATAAGGGTCCGGATATCGGGGGTAAAAACGAAAATAAGGCTAATGAAAGGTCGGGTGAATTGGTAAAAAGATTTGAACGTAGACACAAAAAGGATGAAAAAAACATTTATTCATTGTTTAATGAAAGAATTAAAGAATTAGAGAAACTAATCAACGAAGATTCGGTTTCTAAAACCAACATCATTACGGAAATAAAAAAAATTACCATTGAAAAACTACCTTATGAGTTTGATTCTTTATCGTCGTTTATTGATGATGAAACTATGAAAACTCACTATAATAAACATTATAAAGGGTATGTTGAGAAATTAAATTTAGAATTAGAAAAAATGTCGGGAAAGGACCTTGATTTAATTGATATCGTAAAAAAAATATCAAAGTTTAATAAAAAAGTTAAAAATAATGGTGGTGGCGCATTTAATCATGCATTATTTTGGAAAATGTTAACACCTAAAAGAACGGAATTAAAAAACCCACTATTATTTAAAATTGAAAAAACTTTTGGGTCTTTAGAAGAGTTTAAAGAAAAGTTTGAGGAAATTGCAAAGACAAGATTTGGTTCTGGGTGGGTATGGTTAATTATTAATAAAACTAATAACTTAAAAATTGTCACAACACCTAACCAAGACAATCCGTTAATGGATACTGAAAAAAATGGGGGGTACCCTTTACTTGGTTTAGATTTGTGGGAACATGCATATTATCTAAAATATAAAAACGAAAGGGACAAATATATTCATAATTTTTGGAAAGTAGTTAATTGGAATTTTGTTTCAGACCAATACTTATCACAAACAAAAAAGAAATTGAATGAAAGTATTTTAACCAAAAAGATATTTATATAAAAAAGTCTTATGTCAACAAATATCATAGCAGAACCTGAAAGAAGTAAGTTGTATAAAAGAATTAAAAATCTTTTGGGAGCACCCTTACGTTCCGTTGAGTTAGAAGATGAGATGATGGACTCATTACTTGAGTTATCAATACAAGATTATGCACAACACGTAAATGATTGGTTAATTGAAAGCCAATGGTCATCATTATACGGATTAAACTTGGATGAGCAGTCAGTTACAAGGGCATTTACAACAAGAAGTTTAGATTGGGAAACTCAATACACTTACTCGTATTCTAAAATTGTGGGACTACAAGCCGGAGGGGACTACGTTTTGAAAAAAGATTATATAGATTTGATACCCCACCAACAAATATATGAAATACCCGCAGGTAGAGAATTAAATGAACTATTATGGTTCTCAAGGTCAGAATTAGACGCGGCATATTTTGATCCATTTATGGGTGGATTTGGTGGATTTGGTGGTATCGGACTTGGTGGTGGTGCAGGGTTTTCACAAATGGGTACAACAGGTAACTATTTTGTTACGCCGGCATTTGATATTCTTTTAAGGATGTCTGACATTAGTATGAAAAGAAGAATTATCACAGGAGAATTAACTTACAGAGTGACTGCACTTCCTGAAGGTAAAAAGGCAATTCATCTAATGAATGTACCTGGTGGAAAATTTGATTTTGGTAATATGAAAAGACACGACTACAGAGTTTGGTATTGGTATTATGATACTTTTGATCGTGAAGATTGTTTAGCAAAAAATCCTGACGTTGTAAGATTACCTTCAGATGTTCCTATTGATGAAATGTCTTGGACTGATTTAAATTCGCCCGCACAAACTTGGGTTAGACGATGGTTTACCGCATATTGTAAAGAAACTTTGGCAAGAGTTAGAGGTAAGTATAGTGGTAATTTAAAAACACCGGATTCTGAATTAACTTTAGAATACACGTCTTTACAGACCGAAGCAAAAGATGAAAAAAACTTATTGTGGGAAGAATTAAAACTAAGACTTGAGAGATTAAGACCTGAAAAACAATGGGAAATAAAGGGTTTACAGGCCGAAAATATGAATAAGGCATTAAAATATAGAGCATTTACTAGCCCGTATAATATCATATAATTTATTATGGCTATTTTTAGATCTCAACCATCTTTAAGAATCATTAATGGTTATGAGATTAAAACATCAGATTCTATTATTTTATCAAACGGAGATTACTCAACAAATGGTGAATATACAATAATAGTAAAAGGTGTTGATTCTTGTAATTTATTTTTAGATTCAAATACAACAGACCACGTTGTCGTTAAATCATTAACTCATGTTATTGTTAGTAGTGATAAAAAAATAGACGAGGAATTTAATGAGGTTGAGTTAGATAAAGGTTCTTGTGTGGAGTTTAAAAAAGTCGGAGAATATTGGTATATTCTATCCTCCGACGGTCTAAAAAATTCTTAATCAAAAATGTGGGTCATTAAATCCCCATCTACATCATATTCAAAGATATCGTCCTCGTCAACCTTCTCAACTCTTTTAGTTTCAATCATTAATTTATTATTGTGATTAACTCTATCTATATCCACTAAATTAATGGTATCGTCTATGTACATATAATACGGGTCAATACCAACAGATTGCCAAAAGTTAATTTCCATATCAGATAAAGTCAAAACCTCATCTAAGTTATCTTGGTCCTTTTCTTTCATCGGAAACCCTCTTCCTAATTCTGTTTGGGATTTAGTAAATATTGGTTGGTCTTTGGGGTCCTCAATTAAAATGTCTTGTCTAATGTCAGGACTATACACAACAAGTAGGGGTTCAATTCTTTTGTTAAATGATGCCAAATATCTTGGTACATTATATTCACCCAACAAGTCAGGATTGTTTTCAATCTCTTTTTCATCAATCATATAACAATTCAAAATAACCTCACTTTTTGATAACATTTCAGGTGGAACCGCTCCGTGAATATTTGTGTAATCCTCAATTTGTTTTTTAGTCATCTTGGTTGTTTTCTTTTGAACGTCCCCGTGAGATTTCTTTTCACCATTATTAACATAGAAGATAGTATCACCCAATCCTGGGTTTTTACCGTTATTAATTAAAAGTTCCATATGCGCTTGACGTGACATTAAACTTCCTGATTTGGTTGTTTTTGTGACATGAACTTTATAGTCATCAATTGATTGTTTAACACGGGCCTTATTTGCAATCTTTGCAAGTGGTATTTCTCTATTATAAATTTTACTTACATATTCATAATAGAAATCTAAAAACTCTCCACCTTTACCATCAAGTAACATTCTTAATCCTTTATCCAAAAACTCTGCAACATATGTTTGAAGTTTTTTAGATTTAATTGAGTTACCTGTAAGTTTAACTTTACCTTTATCTGTAAGTAATGCGTAGTTTTTACGGGCAACGTTAATAGTTGCTGGCCATACACCATCAATATCAAGACCCATTTCATTTCTCATAAATAAGTCATTGTATTCTGCAACATCTGCTTCTGCACCTACATATTCTTTACCCTGTTTAACCAAACCGTTTAATCCTTTACCGACATATGTGTAGGTCTCCCTATCTTTAGGAGTTTCAAAGTTAACACCATCCGTATCCATTACCAAAGGAACGTAACCTCGTTTCATAAAGTACATAATCATCTGACGAAGATACTGTCTACCCGTACAAGTAATCTGTTCACCCATATCAATATCACCCCAAGGAAATACGTGAGGGGCGGATAACGAACCAAAGAATGCGTTAATAAAGATTTTAATTGGTAACTGTTTTCTATCATATGAAATTGACGCCTTTAAGTCTATTGATTTATATTCACCAGCCAAGTTCTTGTATTTAATACGAGTATCACGGAAATACTTTAACATACTCTTCATCGCTCCCGTAACGTCACAAGAAGGAAACACATCGTGAACCAACTGAATAGATGGATATAGTGACGAGTAGTCAAGTTTCAATACGTTTCTTGAGTAACCAACCTGAACCAAACGAGAAAGACCTCCTGTAAATTTTCGTTTTTCTTTTTTCTTTGGAATTGCTAAATTATGTTTATATGACCACGCACACATAATCATTTTCCATAATGTGGCGGTACCCATTGTTGATAGCCTTTCATATGTTGTTGGTACAAGTTTAGAAAGTAAAAAGTTTGCTTGATTGAACTGTTCGTCAACAACCATTGTTTCATATAAGTCATCGTCAAGATAATCCTCAATAATTTTTGAACCGTTAGTTTTAAAATAGACATCATCTCTTCTTGAACAAATACTATCTATTTTTTCATTAATACCAACCTTTTTATAATTACCATTTTCTTTATTCATCCAATAATCCTCATTATCAAAATAGATTTTACCAATCTTATCACCGTCAACATAGACACGATTTTCTTTTTCTGCTTCAATAAATTTGGTTATATACTTCAAGGACCAACTTTTAATATCTGAGTTGATTGCTTGAGCTCTACGAACTGCGTGTGCAATATCAACAATATTATATCCCCACATTTGAGTTTGAACATAAGGTTCCATCTCATTTGCCAACTTTAAAATTCCATCCTTTTGTTTTAAAGAATAATCAGGATGTAAAGTTTTTGATATCTTTTTAATGTTTAGTTTTAATATTTCCGCTCTTTTTAAAATGTATGGGAAGTCAAAGAATGCCGAGTTGTACCCACCAATGAGTGACGGCTTTAATTCATCAATTGTTCTAAAAAACTCAACAATCATTTGTCTTTCCTCATCTTCGTTTTGTGCAGATAATAATTTTATAAAACCACGGTTGTCTTTCATCCCAATCAAAAACATTTTACTTGTTTTTGGGTCTAAACCCGTGGTCTCAATATCAAATACAAATCTGTGAATCTCATCGTATTCGTCAAACCCTTTAAATAACCTTTTACTTTTTTGGATTAGGTATTGTTCAACAGGAGATAAAATTGTAATCACATCTGAATTATCCCTACCCCAAGGGTCAAGTCCACCCATTTTAAAAAAGTTTACAAGGTTTGAATACGACTTGGTAGATTTAACCATAAAAGTCAAACCACTCTTTAATCTTTCATCTCCCTTGTCCTCTAATTTTTCTATGATGATGCCGTTTTCAGACATTGCCTTTTTTTGAAGGTCTTTATTACCCTTATAAAAGTTTTTACTTTTAAGGTCACCAACCCAAGCAAATGGAATAAATGTGTCCATACGTAAAAGTTTACCTTTAACGGGGTCTTGAATAACTTTATAAATTTTTGAGGATTTGTAATCGTATTCTAACGATACGATATATTTTTCATCGTCTTCTCCTAATAGAAAACGTTCAATTTCTTCTTGTGGAACCATAATTATATTTTTTAAGTTTGGGTTATTATACTCACAACTAAGATGTGATTTCCCTTACCTAATAAATACGATTTAAACCCTAAAATGTCAAATAATATTGATGTATAAATTTTCTCGTATTGGGGTTATTAGTTCTCCATTTTCCAATACAAGTAAAAATTCACCTACATACCTCCCTTTTTTATTCGTGTCTTTTGGTGCCCATTTATAATAAATGTAATATTCTTTTGGTGAGTAATCACTTATTCCAGTTTTTTCCGTTAGATAAGCTGGTTGCATAAATATTTTTTGAGTACCATTATCAATATTTTTCATAGAAAATCTAATGTTACTATTATCCAATATTTCATATAGGTTAATTGTAGAATCTGTTCTTCCGTCTTTAACCACATCCATTTTAAGGATTGGTAAACTTGAGTTTTGTTGTATAAAAAATTCCATATTAAATGTATTAACAATCAGGACACCAATAATCTAATAGATTATATTTGTCTTTTAATATTCTAAAATTATGTTGTACTTGTGGGGAACTTAAAGGTTCAACATACATTCTAAATTGTGAAATTGCCCCCATAAAAGACCCCCCAAAGTTTTGTTCTATTAATATATCACTACTCAAACCACTTAAAGTTGTAGCAGATAAAATATCAGTAGGAAATAATTCAGGGTCCTGTACATATGGTCCGTTAGGTAATGAACAACCTGAAAATATTAGATGGTCATGCAGACCTTGAGTCCCGCCCCCAAATGATATATTAAAAGGAACACCAACTTGTTTTTCTTTTTCCGTATTTAATTGTCTAGGTATTATTTCCTCAAAATCCTCAATAATCATTAATAGATATCCATTAACATAAATTTTTAATTTTCCTAACCTATATTTGATTTCATCAAACCATTTTCTATTAAAATCTATTTTATAAATTTTTGGTTCCATTGTTGATCCTGAATGTGTTTCAGGAGGTGAAATTAATTTATAACTTTGTTTATCAATTGAAGATTGGTATGTAACAGTCAATAAATCGTTAACTCCACCTTTATTTAATAAATCACAATCTTCTAAGTATTCATATCTTTCAAAAACCGCACTTATCATAACCCATCTATCATCAACAACGTCGTTACAGTTATATGAACAAATATTATATATTGGTGGCGAGATAATTTCATTTATTGTATATCCTGTTTGGAATGTGACTCCTGTCGTACTACACGTTCCTGTTGTTACACAATCTCCTGTTATTTTTATATATTTAACGGCGATACTAGGATTAACCGAACACCCATCAAATCTAAATGATAGAGCGTTTGATAGTACGTCAAATTTAGGATCAGTTTCAGGTAATGAAACTTGGTATGTTGACGCACAACCACAATTACACCCAATATTATGTTCTGTAGTTGTTCCTGAAACAGGATAAACACTAACACAGTCAGCATTTGTTACCGCACTATTTGAACATTTACAACTTTCAAAACAAGTAAATCCTGAAGTTACTCTTGTGTATCCACTATCTCCGTCATTTGTTCCGTCGGGATAATGAAAATATTTGTTTTCCGATCTTGTACCAAAATAAAAAAATGTTCCCTCATTTTCAGGGTAGATATCATTTAAATATTGTTGACTTAGTGGGTTATAACTATATAAATCAACACGTCTTGGCCTAAGCATCATTTCAACAGACCATCCTTTGTTAACCCTTTCAGGGAAAACTTCGTAATCATACCCATTTAATTTATAAAACCCTTGATAAAACCCTCCGTATAATTCCTGATAGTAAGTCACGTTCGCAGAAGTTCCTGAAACAATATTATATAAAACGTTTTTTGGTCTACCTGAAAAAACAACATTTGGTGATTGGGTGTATCCTGTTACAGGATGCATTTTAAATCTTCTATCTCTATAATGTGGATTAAATTTATAGTCATTTCTAATACCCATTGTGTAGTATAACGTTTGTCCTGACATAGTCCTGAACAAACCATTATCGGTACCAACCAAACCAATATCACAAGTTTCTGTAAATGCCGACAAACAAGTTAAATCTAAATTGTTTGGGTTATAATAATTTTTTGAAACTAAAGTGTTTCCAGAAATATATTGACCATACGATATTAGTGGTTGTATTGATGTATTACTATCACTTAAATCAATTAATATTGGTAGCCTGTCTCCGTCATTATATGCAATAATGTCGGTAGAGAAGACCACTTCTTCATCGTAGTCTCTTTCGTCCGAAGCTAAAGTCAAATCAAAATAATGATTATTATCTAATTTTGAATGATATTTAGTCTTAAAGTAATTATTAATGTTTTGGGTCGGCATCCTTTTTTTAAGATAAATACTTTAATCGTAGTATTTATAGGTAAAAGCATATATGAAATCATATAAATATTCAACAAAAGAAAGGGCCCAAAGAGTTTCAAGGACTATAGGGTGTACTGGATATCATACTCACGAAGATGGTGATAAAAAAATATATATGCCTTGTAAATCTCATAAAATTTTTAAGTCAAAGTTGGAATCTAAAAAATCGGGGTCAGAAGAAGAGGTAACCGAATTGGTTGATGCTGATGGTACTTGGTTAAGTTCAAGCATGCCAATACTTGATCCGGCATCAACAATACAAGGATCAACAACAACAGATAAAATTGTTCCAGCAACAAGAAACGCAAGAGATATATTTTTAAGAGGTCGGTACTTCGGTGAAAGTCATGTTAAAGAGATTGATATGTCTAAGGCATTTGGTTATGAAAAAACAAAAAATTTAGATGCTGAAGAAACTTTAAAATATTTTGAAAAAAAGTTAGACGATGAAGATGAGGCAAAAGAAAGAACAATGCAATTTGGTAAAGACCCGTCAGGAAAAAGAACTAAAAGGGCACCTTTACATATTAGAAAAAAGAAAGGATTTATAGATAGAGAAATAATAAAAGAAAAAGAATCTGATGAGGTTGAGGAGGATATTATTATTGACAAAGAAAAAGAAATAAAAACTAATAACCTACTTAAAAAGAATATTCGTTCTTTAAAAAATATGGCATTAAAAAATGGTATTAATATTGAAAAATTAATAAGATTAATTAAAGATGAACAGTAACTTATACGATAGAAAGGCTAAACTACCCGATTCTTTAATTAAACATTTAAAGGATTGTTTTAATTCTGTTAACGGAAATTCAAACACGGAAGGATATAATAGAAATCAAGAATTGGTTAATAGTGGTGTTGCAACATACCAACAAATCAAAAGAATAAAAAATTGGTTTGATGGGTATAGTGGAAATAAGGAAGACGCCCCTTTCGTATTAAATGGTTCTGAAAGAATGAAAACATGGTGTGATGAAGTATTAAGGGTTTGGAGAGATGATGACGGGTCAAGTAAAAAAATAAAATCGGATTCTGGAATGCAAAACCAATATTTAGACGGTCATCAAAAAAATAGTTTTAATTTAAATGATAAACACACAACAACTACTGACGATTTAAAAATAAAAGAAAGTATAGTAAGAATAAATAAACTAATTAAAAATATAGGATAATGGCAATACAATCAGATAAACTTGATTTTTCACAACCTAATAATGAATTATCAAGAATCGCCGAAGAACAAAGAAAAAGATTATTTCCTAGAAATGATTTTAACCCTTCTGACCAATATTCTTCAGTCCATCCTGACGCACTTGCCGATGGGGATAAAATTGGTAGAGGAACTGGTGGAGATTTAGATATATATAATCAAAATGCAGGAACAAGTTCTGACAGAATGGATAGAAAAGAAGATTTAAAAATTAATAAATACTCAACAAATAACCCTTACTACTCAGTTAAATGAAACTAATTAATAGTCTTTCTAATTTAATTACCGAAGCAGCATCAATTGATAGTGTTCAAAATAGCATCAAGCAAAAAAAATTGGTTATAATTTATTATGACGGAAAAGATAATGGGGGTAAAGGGTATAGAACCATTGAACCTGTTTGTTTAGGTGTTAGTAAAAAGGGTAATTTAGTTTTAAGAGCTTGGGAAACTGAAGGTTCGTCGTTTTCAGATAGAAATGAGGGTAATTATTTACCAGGGTGGAGATTTTTTAGATTAGATAAAATCTTTACTTATAAACCAACTAGAGATAATTTTTATGTAGAAAGGCCAAATTACAATAAAAATGGGGATAAATCTATGACTAGAGTTATTGTAAACGCCAAATTTGATAACCAAGATAATATAGCATAATATGGGAGCAGCAGAAGATTTAATGCAGAGATTAGCAGTCTCAAAAAAAATAATGGAAAAAACAGAATCAATTAAACCTGGTTCTGTTAGAAATATAAATATGCCAATGGTAGAAGACTTTAATGTTCCACAGGCGACTTATAATTTACCACAAGAATTTATTCAAGAACAAACATACACACCACCACAACACGACCCATCAAAACCATTAGATGAAAGTCGCATTGCCAATTCAAAATTACCAGATGAAATTAAAAGACTAATGATTGAGCAACCAATCGTCCAACCAAGTTCAATGATGGGGTCCACAACAATTTCTGAAGAAGTTATTCAAGGAGCTCAAAGATTAATGAATATAGGCACACCAAAAACAAACGAGCAACCTAAAAAACAAATGGTTTCTGAATCAGAACAAAGAGCAAGTAATAACATTAATATGTCAGAAATGAAGTCAATGATTAGAGACGTAGTAAGAGATACTGTTAGAGACGTAGTAAGAGAAGAATTAAAACAAGCGGGGATGTTAGTTGAGTCAACGACTAACTCAAACGAAACAATACAATTTAAAGTGGGGCAACATTTATTTATTGGTAAAGTAAATAAAGTTAAAAAATTAGAAAAATAATATATCTATATTACATAAAGTATCCACCTCAAAAGGGTGGATTTTTTATTTTATTTAACTTATCTTTTACTTAAATAATTTTTTATATGAGTAAAATAAGAGTATTAGTATTACCTTCAGATAAGACAGGTGTTGGTAAATTTAGAAGTATTGACCCTCACGTGGCATTACAAAATAATCATCCTGATGAGTTCCACGTAGATATTGATTACGAACCAAGAGTAAATGATTTAAATTATTGGAAACAATATGACATCGTACACTTTCATAGAACTATTGGTCACGAATATGATAATTCTGTGAATTTAATTCAAAGACTAAACGGTTTAGGGTTAATTACAATTATGGATTTAGATGATTATTGGCTACCAACAAAAGAACACCCTGTACATCAATTAGTTATTCAAAATAATTTACATAAAAAAATTATTGAAAATTTAAAAGTTGCGGGATATGTTACAACAACAACAAGTGTTTTTGCGTCAGAAATATCAAAGTTTAATAAGAACGTTTTTATTCTACCAAACGCAATTAACCCAAATGAGCCACAATTTAAATCAGAAACATTACCTTCAGACAAATTAAGGTTTGGGTGGTTAGGTGGGTCATCCCACTTGCATGATTTAAAATTGTTGGATGGTACAATTAATAAATTAAAACCACTAAAAGATAAATTTAGTATGTATCTTTGTGGATTTGATACAAGAGGTACCGTTACTGAAATCAACCAACAAACGGGAGAACAAAAACAAAGGGACATTAGACCTGAAGAAACCGTATGGGCAAGGTATGAAGAAATATTTACAGACAAATATTCAATGGTTGACCCAAAACACAAAGAGTTTTTATTGAAATTTAAAGAGGAGGAATACGTTTCAGATATACTACCTTTTTATAATCGTGTTTGGACTAAACCTGTCACAACTTATGCGTCTAACTATAGATGGTTTGATGTATCATTAGCCCCAATTAAAAATCACATATTTAATAGAGTTAAATCACAATTAAAAGTAATTGAGGCTGGATTTTATAAAAAGGCAATTATCGCATCAAACATTGGTCCCTACACAATTGACTTGAAACACTCATTAAAAGATGGTAACTTTGTTGATGGAAATGCTCTTTTAGTTGACGAAGCAAGAAATCATAGTGATTGGTCTAAATATATGAAAAAATTAATTGACAACCCTAATTTTGCATATGACTTAGGTCAGAGACTTTATGAGACGGTTAAAGACACATACGACTTAAATAAAGTGACAAAAGATAGAGCAGAAATTTATAAAAACTTAGTAAAATGATAAACATACCTATTACAAAAATTTTATTCTTGGACATTGAAACTGTTGGTGGATGTCCTGACTTAGAATCTTGTGAAAGATTTAGTCCTGAAATTGCAGAACAATTTAAGAAATATTACGATTGGTTTAAAAAAAGATTTCCTGAAGACCAAATTGAGTCACCTAAAACTAAAAAAGATTATGAAATAAGAATGGGTGAGGTCTTTAAAAAAAGAACCGCACTTGTTCCTGAGTTTGCAAAAATTATTTGTGTCTCTATGGCGTTTGTTATGGAAACTGGTGAAGTTAAAAAACAAACGTTCTCAGGTGATGATGAAAAAGAGTTGTTATTACAAGTAAGAAACCTTCTTGATAGATGTCATAAGTTGGATTTTTATCTTTGTGGTCATAATCTTAAAAACTTTGATATTCCTATGATGTCAAAAAGAATGATAATAAACGGAATTTTACCGTCTAAGTTATTACCATCTTACGATACAAAACCTTGGGAGGTAAAGGCGATTGACACAAAAGAAGTTTGGCAATATGGTGCTTACACATCTATTGGTTCGTTGGACCTTGTTTGTTCAACAATGGGAATACCAACACCAAAAGATGGTGAAGTGACAGGCGATAAGGTACATCATACATATTGGGTAGAACAAAAATTACCTCAAATTGCTGAGTATTGTGAAAAAGATGTTGACGTATTGGTTGAATTTATAAAAAAATTAAAAGAATTGAAATAATGTTTAAAGAAATAAAAGAGATGAAAAAGGGATTGGAGATGATTAAAGACCTTCAGTCTAAAATGAATGACTTTGATATGTCGGACCCAAAATCAATGATGGAATCAATGGGTGTAAATGAAGAACAACTTGAACAAATGTTTGGGGACGCTATGAAAGCAAAAAAGGTAACCTTAAATTTTACTAACGAGTCAGAAAGTATAAATCCTGAATATGCATATGAATCTGATTCTGGATTTGATTTAAGATCAAGTGAGGAGTTGTGGGTTCAAGCAAATAGTAGAAAATTAATCCCTACAGGGTTACGATTTGATATCCCTGATGGATATGAGATACAAGTTAGGTCTAAAAGTGGATTAGCACTAAATCAAGGATTAATGGTTTTAAACTCGCCTGGAACTGTGGATAGCGGATATCAAGGGGAAGTGAAAGTTATTATTTTTAATACTACAAACGAAAGGATTAAAATAGAAAAAGGTCAAAAGATTGCACAAGCAGTACTTTGTCCTGTTGTTAATGGTAAGTGGGTAAATTTAGTTAAGGTAAATGAAATTGCAGAAAAGGACCGTAACGATAAAGGTTTTGGAAGCACTGGTCTATGATAACAATTGGATTTTCTACAAGAAAGATTGATAACAGTTTTGTTGAAATGTTAAAGAAAACCTCAGGGATACCTAATCCTGAGGTTATTCCTTTTGAGAATAATGGGGAATACTCGTTAACTGAGGTATACAATAAAATTTTAAACCAATCGTCAAACGATGTTGTAGTTTTATGTCACGATGATATCTATTTTGACTCAAAAAATTGGGGTCAAAAAATATTAAATCATTTTAAAAGAAAATCTGAATATGGTATTTTAGGATTAGCCGGAACAACCAGTATGCCAAAATCCGCAAAGTGGTGGGAAGATTTTTCAAAAATGAAAGGGATTGTTAATCACGAACATGAAGGAAAAAAATGGGAATCAAAATATTCAACAAGTAAAGGTAATGAGATAGACGACGTTGTTTTAGTTGATGGTCTTTTTATTGTAATTAAAAAAAATAATATTAAAGAAAACTTTAACGAGGAAATTGGTGGATTTCATTTTTACGATGTTGATTTCTCATTTAGAAACTTTATTAAAGATGTTAAAATTGGTGTGATATATGACGTTAGAGTTACACACAAATCCATTGGTGAAACAAACGAACAATGGGAAAAAAATAGAGAAGTATTTGCAGAAAAGTATAAAGAGGTATTACCGGTTAAAGTTAAACGTAATTTAACAATAGAGTCCCCAATTAAAGTGCTACTTTCCTGTTTATTTTTTAAGACCTTTACAGGTTCAGAAATGTATGTTTATGAGTTGGCAAGAGGACTTAAAAAATTAAATTGTGACGTAACAGTGCTTTCAGATATTAATGGACCATTATCTAAATTAGCACAACAACAAGGTATTAAAACTATATCATTTGCAAATTCTCCTGGATATAAAATGGGTGATGGTAAATGGGGATTTAACACCCCACAAGGAGTACAACCATCACAACCAAATGTTATGTATAAAATGGGTGAAGTTGATTACGACATTATCCATACACAGCACACTCCAGTAACTAACCAAATGTGTCAAATGTACCCAAACATTGATAAAATATCAACAATACATTCTGAAGTTATTGAATTAGAAAATCCAGTGATAAACGAATCAATTAAAAAATATATTTGTATTCGTCCTGAAATTCAATCTCACATCATTAATAACTTCAATATTGAGTTAAATAATACTGAAGTCATTTATAACCCAATAGATACGAATAGATTTAACACAAAAAACATAAAAGATGATGGTTATGTTCTTTTTGTTGGTACTATTGATTACTTAAGAGAAAATACAATTAAAGACCTTGTTGAGTACTCAAAATCAATAGTAAAAGAGTTATGGTTAGTGGGAGAAAATAAATCAAACTATTTAGATGAGTTATTAATTAATACTCATGTTAAATATTATCCAGCAACAAATAAAGTAGAATCTTACGTTAAAAACTGTTCAGAAACCTCAGGAATACTTTTAGGAAGAACAACAATAGAAGGTTGGTTGTGCGGTAAACCTGGTTGGATTTACAATATTGATGATTCAGGGAATATTTTAAATAAAAGAAGGTTTGACATTCCGGATGACATTAGTAAATTTAATTCTAATGAGGTGGCAAAAAAAATAAAAGAAGAATATATAAAAATTTTAAATTAAATGAGCTTAGTTATTTTAACAACAACATATAATTGTCAAAATTATATTGAAAAGTGTTTATCCACCATAATGACCCAAACCTATAAAAATTTTAGGTGTTTTATAACTGATGACGTATCAACAGACCAAACAGTGAATAAAATAAAAAATTTTATATCTGGTGATGATAGATTTATTTTAATTGAAAATAAACATAAACTGTATCAGCCAGGAAATTATGACCAAGTAATTAGAGGAGAATACGATATAAAAGATGATGACGTATGTGTTGAGGTTGACGGTGATGACTGGTTGTCCGATTCAAAAGTTTTTGAAAGAATAAACGACATATATTTAAATGATGATGTTTGGTTGGCCAATGGATCTTTTAAATATCACGACGGGAGAATGGGATTTGCTAACCCTCCTTCAAGTTTTGAAAACATAAGAAATCAAACATTTACTTTATCACACATTAGGACTTGGAGAGCATTTTTATGGAGAAAAATAAAAATTGAGGATTTAAAAGATTCAAATGGGAGATATTGGGATGTTGCTGGAGATTTGGCGTTTATGTATCCTATGGTTGAAATGTCCGGAAAAAATCATTATAAATTTATGGATACAATAAATTACATATATAATGAAAGTAATCCAATTAATGACCATAAAGTAAATTTAAGGAGAGTTGATGAAGTAAATAACTTGTTAAGACAGTATAAGCCATATGAAAAATTATAAAATATCTATATGTATACCGACTTACGATAATATGGGTAATAATATTAACTTAATTGAAAAATGCATTTTATCCTGTTTATTTCAAGATTATGGTAACTATGAAATAATAGTTTCTGACCATTCACCTACAAATTTTGTTAAGGATCTTATTAAAAAATTAAATACAGATAAAATTAAATATTATAGATATTATGAAAATATTGGTTTACCCGCTTACAATACCAATAACGCAATAAGACTTTCATTAGGGGACTATATAAAAATAATGAATCAAGATGATTACTTTTATAATGGAGATACTTTAACTAAAATGGTTAATAAGATTAATAATAATAATTGGGTTCTTTCCGGGTTTATTCATTACGATACGGAAAGTAAAAATTACTACAATAGGATGACTCCAAAAATAGAGGGCGATGGTAAACATTTATTAAATGGAATAAACACTATTGGATGTCCAAGCGTTGGTATGTTCCCTAAAGATAATTTTTTTGATACCAACGTTGAATATATGATAGACTGTGAATTATGGTATCACTTATTTAAAAAATATGGTTATCCTGAAATCGTGGATGACTCAAATATTGTTATAGTGACTGGAAATCATAATTTAACGTCTCAGTTAATTGATGTAAGTAAAGAAATGATTAAAAAAGATAAAATTTATTGTTATAAAAAGTATAAATTATGAAAAATATAAATTTATTTGTGCCTAAATTTAGAAAAGAAGAAATATTAGAACACATTTCAGAATGTTTAGATCTTGGGTGGACAGGATTAGGATATAAAACTTTAGAAATTGAAAAAAAATGGAAGGAGTATACCGGATTACCGAACGCACATTTTATTAATTCAAACACGTCTGGATTACATTTAGCCTTAAAAATATTAAAAGACACCAATAAATGGAACGATGGGGATGAAATTATAACAACACCAATGACATTTGTATCAACAAACCACGCAATTAAATATGAAAATTTAAATCCTGTTTTTGCCGATATTGATGAGTACCTTTGTTTAGATCCGATATCTGTTGAGAGACTAATAACTAAAAAAACTAAGGCGGTTTTATTTGTTGGTATTGGCGGTAATACGGGTCAATTAAATAAAATAATTGATATATGTAAAAAAAATAAATTAAAGATAATATTAGATGCTGCCCATATGGCTGGAACATTTATGAAAGATATAAATGGAAAAATATTTCACGTGGGTAAAAATGTGGATGTGTCTGTTTTTAGTTTTCAGTCAGTTAAAAATTTACCTACCGCCGATTCCGGTATGATATGTTTTGAAAATGATGATTATGACGGTCTCGCAAGAAAACTATCTTGGTTAGGGATAGATAAAGACACCTATCAAAGAACAAACGATAAAGGTACGTATAAATGGGAATACGAGTTAGTTGATGTTGGGTATAAATATCATGGTAATTCTATTATGGCATCAATGGGTATTGTTGGTTTAAAATATTTGGAATCTGATAATAATAGGAGAAGGGAAATATGTGAAATGTATGAAAAAAAACTTTCAGAAAATGGTATAATGACAATAAAAACTCACGAGGATTGTGTTAAATCGTCAAGGCACCTATTTCAAATTTCTGTAGAACAAAGAAATAAATTTATGGATTTATTAAATTCTTGTGGTATTTTTCCTGGTGTACATTATAGAGATAATACTAATTATAAAATGTATGAAAAATATAGAGGGACTTGTCCTTATTCTTATCTTATATCAGAAAAATTAATATCGTTACCTCTACATATGAATTTAACAAATGATGATGTAAATTACATTATTGAAAATGTTATAAAAATAAATAAAATGATTAATTAAGATGGAAGGTATTATAATTTTAGGATCTGCTGGACTAGCCAAAGAATTTTTTTTCTATATAAAAAGATCAAGCCCAAACATTAAAAATTTCATTTTTGTAAATGATTTAAATGATGGACAAAAAGAGTTAGTTATAGATAATAAATCTTATCCTGTTGAAAAAAATTGGACTTTTAAAGAGAAATATAATTTTATTGTTGCGGTTGGAAATCCTAAAATTAAGAAATACTTGGTCGGCAAAGCTCTAAAATCTGGATTGCAACCTTCAAAAACTATTGTAGACCCATCGGCAATAGTTTTAATTGAAAGGGATAGTTTAGGTTATGGGGGCATAATTTCTCCTGGTTGTGTTGTCACAACAAACGTTAAAATTGGTGATTATGTAACCTTAAATCTTAACACAACCGTTGGTCACGATACAATTATTGGTGATTTTTGTACAACAAATCCAGGTGTACATATTTCAGGACAATGTTTGATTGGTAATATGAATGAATTTGGAACTGGATGTATAGTTAGAGACAGATTAATAGTTGGTAGTAATAAAACTTTTGGTGCACAGAGTGCGGTTGTTAAATCAATAAAAAACGATTATGAAGAAACCTATATAGGTGTACCATCTAAAATACTTATAAAAAATGAATAATTACTTCTCATCAAAGTTAATGGGTGGTTTAGGTAACTATCTATTTCAAATATCGGCAGCATACGCCTTATCAATTAAGTATAATAAAGATTTATTTTTTGATATTGTTGATATACATACAGGACATAATTCATATAAAACATATATTAATAATTTTTTTAAAAAAATAAAATTTAAAGAATTAGAAAATGATTATTGGGTTTATAATGAACCCTTATTTGAGTACAAGGAAATACCATACCAAGGAGGTAATTTAAAACTTATAGGGTATTTTCAAAGTGATAAGTACTTTAAAGACTATAGAAAAGAAATATTAGATATTTTTGATTTAAATGATGAGTTAAAAAATAAATTAAAAATTAAATTCAAAAAAGAACTTAACGGAAACACATGTTCAATACACGTAAGAAGAGGTGATTATTTATCTTTACAAAATTATCACACGTCATTACAATTATCTTATTATGAAAACGCAGTAAAATATATAGGCGAAGATAAAAATTATCTTATATTTTCCGATGACATTAATTGGTGCATTGAAAATTTTAATTTTATAAAAAATAAAACTTTTATATCTAATAACAAAGATTATGAGGACATGTATTTAATGTCATTATGTGATGATAATATTATTGCCAATTCTTCATTTAGTTGGTGGGGGGCTTGGTTAAACAAAAATAAAAATAAAAAAGTAGTTTACCCTAAAGAATGGTTTGGTCCGTCAAATAAACATTTAAACACAAAGGATTTGTTCTGCGAATTATGGATAAAAATATAAATAAATATGATTTAAACCAAAATGGTTCTTGGATACGGGTTGATAGAAAATTTAATTTACCTGTAAACCTTTATGTTGATAATATTATGAACCCATTAAATAATGGTATAAACATAGCATTTATTTGTGAGCCTCAAAGCATTACAAATATTAAAAATCATATTATTGAAAATAAAAATAAATATGATGTTATTTTAACACATAATCAAGAAATTCTTGACAAATGCGAAAATGCGGAGATGTTTGAATTTGGTTCTTGCTGGATAACCGACACAGAATCCGTAAAAGAAAAAAAATTTGAGGTTTCTTTTTTAGTTGGGGGTAAATCTATGACCGAAGGTCACAAATTAAGACATTCTTTATGGGAAAATCAAAATAATATTACAATACCTAAAAATTTTTTTAATAGTACTAATTTCCCATATAATACTAATTTAGAATTTAAAAAAATATCAGATAAAAAAGAACCACTATTTAATTCGCAATTTCATATATGTATTGAAAATTGTAAAGAAAAGGGATATTTCTCAGAAAAATTAATAGACTCACTATACACCAAAACAATACCAATATATTGGGGGTGCCCAAATATTGATAATTGGTTTAATACGAAGACAATATTAACGGCAAATACTATTAACGATATTATTGAAATATGTAATAATTTAGATGATTCGTTTTATAAAAATAATGTTGAGTCAATAGAAGAAAATTTTAATAAATGTAAAGAATTTTTATTTTTACATACTAGAGTCTGTGATAAAATAGAAAAAATTGTAAGTCGTTATGAGTGAATACGTTGATATAACAAATTTAATTGATGTACATATTGGTAAAACCGCGTACGCTTGCGCTATGGGTCCGTCATTTAAAAAATATTTAAATACTGTTGAGGAAAATAAAAATAATAATGTTGTGGTAACCTGTAGTGATTTTCACACAATGACTAACTTAAAACCCAATTATTGGGTTTTTGCGAATTCTATGAATACCACAATAAAAATGAAAGACATCATAAATAGTTTACCAGATACCACATTAGTCTATGCCGATTCTGTCGACCCAACACATAGAGATTGGGTTTTATCTAATTTAAAGTACCCATTTGTTGGTTATGACCAAAGGCATTTTAATGGTAAAAAATGTAATGAATGCCCTAATGGATGTAGTAATTTAATACCAAATAGAAAAACAATACAAGAAGTATTACAAGACTATACAGGGTACAATAAAAGATACGGAACAGGAGAAACGGTCGCTCTACACGTTTTAGCACTAAGTATTATCATGGGGTGTAAAGATATATACCTTTTTGGTGTTGACTTAGACTATTCTTTAGGTTATGTTGATGATAAGACTCAGAATTACGACAGTTTTAATCCTTATTTAAGTTTTATATTAGACGATTTTGATATTATCGTAAATAGTGCTAAAAAAATAGGGGTTAATGTATATAATATGAGTGAAACCTCACCATTAAAAAATATTATTAAAACACTTAATACTTTATGATAAAAAAATATAATGTAATATGCTTTATAAATTCTGCCGGAATAAATGTTATACCTGAGAATATCCAAGATACCATGGTCTCAATAAAAAATAACATTAATACTAATTTTGCATTTTATATTTGTACGGATACTGACGACAGAAAATTAATGATAGAAAAAATTGCAGAAAAAAATAATTTAAATAATTACATTTTAGAAATTGACGTTAAAAAAGATTCTTGGGCAAATACTTTTAACAATTTTTTTAATAAATATAAAAACCATACTGATTATATTTTGTCCTCTCACGATGATTTAATAGTTCGCACTTTTGATTTTTTTAATATTACAATGTCAGAAATTGAAGGTAAAGAAGATGAAATTGGGTGGATAGGATATACTTCCGACGCATATTACAGACTTGGTGGTAATCCTGTATGTCAGTCGGCAAGAGAAATGTTTTGTCAAGACAGATTTAATTGGCCTAAAACTTACGAATTACATAATGTTACAGATAAATACGATGAATCCTTGTTAGATATGCCAAGTAGATCATGTATAGTTTCCGGCATATTTTCACATTTTAATTTAATTAAAACAACTAATTTAGAAAAAATAGGGCTTTGTCCTAATTGGGGTAATTATACATTATTAATAGATGAGCATTGGTCCCTCAAAACTTTAATTAATAATATGTGGACAGTATGGGTTCCTCAAGTATTTTACGACCACCCCATAAGAGGAAATATGAGAGTCACAAGTGAATTACAAAATCAACATTATGTTGAAATGCAATTTTATAAACTTTGGGGGTATAATTATTTAACAACATTAACTGACGAAATAATAGAATCAGTATGTAGAAGATTTCCAAACACTAACATAGGATTTTTTAATAATAAAAAAACTTATGAATATCAATATTTAAAAAATTAATTATGCCAATACTTTTTGATTTAAAAAATTACATCTCCTCTTGTTATATAGAAACAGGAATATTATATGGGGAAAGCATATCAAAAGCCATCCAATCAGGTTTTGATAAGATATATGCAATTGATATAAATGAAAAATTTGTTACAGAAAACCTGAAAAGATTTGAAAATGAAGTTAATACCGGTAAAGTAACAATAATGCAAGGTCTATCAACAGACATTTTACCTAAAGTGTTAGATACAATTAATGAAAAATCAACCATTTTTTTAGATGCCCACGATTTAGAATATGAAGGTATAGAAACTCATTTATATGATAAAGAAAATGAGTGCCCAATCATCAAAGAACTAAATATAATATCAAATCACCAAGTAAAAGAACACACAATTATTATTGATGATATTATGATGATTGTTTCTGATTTTGGTTGGTCAAAAGGTTATAATATTAATTTAGACACAATAAAAAATTTAATATTGAGTATAAATAAAAATTATAAATTTGAGATTATTCAGGATCATAATGGGTGTTTAATTTGTTATATTTAAAATGACGAGTCATAAAAATTTAATCGCGTATGATAATTTTGAAATTTTTGATGATTATCAATCGGAAATAAAGTATCGCATAGAAAAATTAAAAGGTTGTGACCAACATATTAATTTTATTAAAAAAATTTATAATAAAAATAATATTAATTTTTTAGAACTTGGTTCGGGCAATTCAAAATTAATTTTTAATTTATTAAATAATAATCTATTAAATATTGGTTACGGAATTGAGATTAGTGAAAGTCGTTTTAATTTTGCACAGAAATGGAAAAAGGATTTAATGGTGGAAAATGTAATTAATATAAATGACGATTTTTTAAATTTAAAAAATTACGATATAAAAAATATTGATGTATGCTTTTTAGTTGATTTGGCATTTCAGTTTGCAGAACCCATTAATTATAAATCAGAAATTAAAATTTTAGAATTAATATATCAGTCATTAAAAAATGGAGGAAAAATAGTTTTAGAACTTGACGGATGTAATAAAATAATCCAAAACATTAAAACAACAACAAAAATATGGGAAGAGTTTGGGGGGGACGACCCTTGGAGGTATTCTTTGTGGGAATGTGATTATAAAAAAAATAATAATTTTTTAAAATGGAAAAAAACTTACATTTCTAAAGACCTAAGTAAGACGGATTTTAGTGAAATAGTTTTAAAATTATACACAAAAAAAACAATAAAGGATTTATTATTAAAAGTCGGATTCAAAAAAATTAAATTTTATAATGACTGGTTTGGTAATAAATTTATTAATGATAAATCTGAATTTATTGTTGTTGCAACTAAATAATATGGACGCATTAATTTTGGCTAGAGGGGGTAGTAAAGGTGTACCTAAAAAAAACATAAAACTTCTTAACAACAAACCTTTAATAAGTTATGTAATTGAATCCGCAAAAAAATCTAAAAAAATAAAAAATATTTACGTATCAACGGATTGTGAAGAAATAAAAGAAGTATTAAAAAAGTTAGACGTTATTGTTATTGATAGGCCTTTAGAGATTTCACAAGATAATTCTTTAGACGTAGATTCTTTTAGACATTTTTGTAATTTATTAAATTACACATCACCTATAGTTCATTTGAGAGCTACGACACCTTTAATAGACCCAAATATAATTGACGATGCTATAAAAATATTTAACATAAATATTAATACAGTGACAAGTCTTAGATCTGCACATCAAATGTCTGAGTCCGCATATAAATTCTTTATAAAAGATGACAATATATGGAAACCATTAGTGAATGGTGTAGATACTAATAAACCAAGACAATCATACCCTAAAACATATATACCAAATGGATATGTTGACATTGTTAATCCAAATATTTTTATGAATCAAGACAGTTTTTATGGAGATAAAATTTTTGCCTTTGAAACTAAATCCACTCCAGAAATTGACACAATGGATGATTTTGATTATATTGAATACATAATAAAATATAAAAAAAATGTTTAAGTTTTCCATAAACCCCGTAAATTGTCCAAAAATAAAAACAAAAAATAGGGTAATTTTAACAGATATACCATCTCCTGAAACTATAGGTGTTTTGATGGATTGTATAAAAAATGAACCTGATTCGATGAACGACCAACTACCGATAGTTTGGGATTCGGCAAAAAATTATTCTATATATGACGTATCAGGTAATAAATGGATAGATTTTACATCTTCCATTTTTGTAACAAATGTTGGTCATGGTAATACAAATATAAAAGACGCAATAATTGCAACTACAAATAAAAACCTATTAAATGCGTACTATTACCCAACAAAAGAAAGATCTGAATTTTCTAAGCTTCTTGTGGATATTACACCTAAAAATCTTGACAAAGTTTTATTTTTATCAACCGGATCGGAGTCTGTTGAGGCGGCAATAAAAATGTCAATTAAATATACAGGTAAAAATAAAATTATTTCATTTAATAATGGATATCACGGAAAAACAATGGGTTCAGCTATGGCTAGCGGAAAATTTAAAGCCCAAGAATGGATACCAGTAAAAACATATGTAAATCATTTACCCTATCCCGATTCAATAACAATCCAAGAACAAAATATATCATATAAAGATTTATTTTATAAATATTTTAATGATATAAACCCAAGTGAATATTCCGCAGTAATAATGGAACCATATCAAGGATGGTCCGCAGAATTTGCATCAAAAGAATATGTTAAACTTTTACGTGAATGGTGTACGGATAACGGAGTATTATTAATAATGGATGAAATACAATCAGGTTTTGGTAGGACCGGTAAACTGTTCGCTTACGAACATTTTGAAATTGTCCCTGACATTATTGTTTGTGCAAAGGGGATTTCATCTTCTTTACCTTTATCTTGCGTTATTACCAATAGTAATATTATTAACACCGATATGTCTTACAATAGTACCCATGGTGGGAATCCAGTTGCGGTTGCGGCATCCAAGGCTTCTGTTGAATATCTTATAGATAATAACTTAATATATGAATCACAAAGAAAGGGTTTAATAATGAAAAACGAACTATTAAATTGGAAATCTGAGATGTCTAAATATGTAAAAAAAATAAACTGTGAGGGGTTATTGGCTGGGGTATTTATTGAATCTCCTTATGGTAATAACGTTGAATTTGTTGATAAAATAATTGAAGTCGCAATGAGAAAAGGTTTATTATCTATAAGAACACAATCGGGAACATTAAAAATTGGTCCTCCACTTACTATAGATGATGATGCATTAATTGAAGGTATTGGAGTATTAAAAGAAAGTTTAAAAGAATGTTTAGGCACGTAGGAATTGTAGTAAATAATATTGATAAGATGATTTGGTTTTATCGTGATATTTTATGTTTAGAAATTATGTACGACGAGGTGGAAAAAGGATATTTTTTAAATCACATACTTAATTCAAAAAACCTATCCCCAAGAATTATTAAATTAGGGTTTGATAATAAAACCATTGTTGAGTTATTACTTTTTAACAAAAAAATAAAAAAAAATAAAACCCTTTTTCAAAACGGATATACTCACTTTGCTATAACAGTAAAAAATGTTGATGAGTTGTACAAAAAATTTATTAATAATAATATGCCAGTAATTAATAAACCAATAACCTCAGAAGAAAGTAAAGTTCGGGTTTTTTTTGGTATTGACCCAGAAAATAATATTATAGAATTTGTTGAGTTATTATGAAAATTGGAGTATTACAAGGTAGACTAAGTAAATCAGTTAATGGAAAAATGCAGGAGTTTCCTTTAATTACTTGGGTTGATGAATTTAATTTAATTTCCGATATTGGTTTATACGGTATTGAGTGGTTAATAACTAATGAATGTAATTTAAATAACCCATTTTTTACTGAAGCTATTTTACCAAAAAATATAATGTCTGTTTGTGTTGATACTATGGTTAATAAATCTTTTTATAATCAAGATTTTATTAATAAAAATTTAATACCAGTTTTAGATAGAATGAGTGTATTAAATGTCAATAAAGTGGTTATACCATTATTAGAAGACAGTTCAGTTGATGACCCCCTAATTAGGGAAGAGTTTTTAAAAAACATAATACCTATAGGGGAAAAATATTCATTTATTGAGTTTTGTTTTGAATTTGAGTCTAATAAAGAAATTGTTTTAGATGTTGTGTCAAAAAAAAGTAATTTCTTTATTACATATGATACAGGTAACTTCACTTCCCATTATAAACAAAAAATAAATCACGAAGACTTAATACTATCTTTTGGTGATAAAATAAAAAATGTGCACATAAAAGATAGAACCTACAACTCAATAAGTAAAAAATTTAGTTTTGGGGATACCGATTTTATGACTATTTTTAAAACTCTTAAAAAAATCAATTATAGTGATAACTTTATTTTACAACTATGTAGAGATAGTGAGGGTGATGAAAAAAAATATATAGAGGAAACATACAAAAAAATAAAAATTAATTATACATTTTAATATGAAAGATTTATTTAATATGTCTGGTAAGACGGCACTTATAACAGGTGCCGGAGGATTACTTGGACCAAAACACGCAGAGGCTTTATTAGAATACGGCGCAAAAGTAATTTTGACCGATTTAGATTTAGTTTCTCTTAAAGAAAAATATTTAACCCTATCAGAAACTTTTGGGGGTGAAAACGTTTTTATGGAGTATATGAACGTTACCGATAAAAAATCCATAGAACTTGTATCAAATAAGTACGATAGGATTGATATTTTAATTAATAATGCGGCTAAAGATCCTAAAGTAACTAAAGACAATAAAACCCTAACACCAGAATCCCGTTTTGAAGTTATGACTGAAGAGTATTTTAAAGAGGGTATTGATGCAATAATAAATGGTACGTTTTTAACGTCTCAAGTTATTTGTAATAAAATGTTAAATACAGGTGGTGGAGTGGTATTAAATATATCTTCTGACTTGGGAGTCATCGCTCCAGACCAAAGAATCTATAGAGACGACACTAAAAAAGAAAATGAACAAAATGTTAAACCTATAACCTATTCTGCGGCCAAATGGGCAATAATTGGTATGACTAAATATTTGTCGGTATATTTTGCCAAAAATAATATTAGGGTTAATTCATTAAGCCCAACAGGGGTTTATAATGACCATCCTGTTGATTTTGTTAATAAATTATCTAATATTATACCTATGGGTAGAATGGCTCATATTGACGAATATAAAGGGGCGATTGTTTTTATGTGTTCTGATGCTAGCACATATATGACAGGATCAAACATAGTAATTGATGGGGGAAAAACGATATGGTAGAATTAATTAAAAAAAACTTAATAGAATCTATAAATTTAAAAAGTTTTATTTTAAATGACAATAATATTTTAAATGATATGTTATTAATATCTCAAAAAATTATTGAATGTTATAAAAACGGTAATAAAGTTTATTTTTGTGGGAATGGTGGTAGTTATGCTGATGCCCAACATTTATCCGCAGAATTAAATGGTAGATTCTATTTTGATAGGGACCCATTAGAAATTGTTTTACTTTCGTCAAACGTATCGTATTTAACGGCAGTTGCAAATGACTATTCATATGAAGAAATATTTTCAAGAGAAGTAAAATCATCCGCAAAAAAAGGAGACTTATTAATATCATTTTCAACATCAGGAAAATCAAAAAATATAATAAAAGCAGTTGAAGGGGCTAAAAATAAAGGGGTTGGTATAATTTCTTTTTTGGGTAATGACGGGGGAGATATTAAAAATATGTCTGACATTAGTATAATTATACCATCAAATGATACCGCAAGAATACAAGAATGTCACACTTTTATTGGTCACACAATAATTGAAATAGTAGAAAATAAAATGTTTAAAAATTAAAAAATTATGAAAAAAACTTATGTTATTGCTGAAATCGGAATTAACCACAATGGTGATTTAAATTTGGCTAAAGAATTAATGTTAATTGCTAAAGAAAGTGGGTGTGATGCAGTTAAGTTCCAAAAAAGAGATATTGATTCAGTATATAGTGAAGAAGAACTGTCAGCACATAGAGAGTCACCGTGGGGAACAACAAATAGGGAACAAAAAGAGGGGTTAGAATTCACAATTGAACAGTATAAAGAATTAGAATTCTATTCTAATGAATTAGAAATAGATTTCATTGTTTCTTGTTGGGATAAAAAAAGTGTTGATTTAATAGAAAATAATTTAAATGTTAAGTATCAAAAAATCGCTTCGGCTTTATTAACAGACAGATCCTTTTTAGAAAAAATTAATTCTACAGGCAAACCCGTTATCGTATCTACAGGGATGTCAACAGAAGAAGAGATAGACGCGGCATTAAATATTTTAAATAACGTAGAATATGTATTATCCTGTACAAGCACATACCCCACCAAAGATGAGGAAATTAATTTAAATTACATTAAAACTCTTAAACTAAAATACCCAAATTATAAAATAGGTTTTTCTAACCACGCCAGTGGATTAATACCATGTTATGGGTCAGTTGCTTTAGGTTCTGAGTGTGTTGAATTTCATATTACAAAAGATAGAACAATGTATGGGTCGGACCAAGCAGCGTCAATTGACCACGTTAGTGAATTAGTTTCCGGAATTAGAAAAATGGAAAAAATTATGGGTGACGGAATTAAAGTTGTTTTTGAAACTGAAAAACCAATAGCTAAAAAATTAAGAAAAATAAATGATATATTGTTTTGATTTAGACGGAACTCTTTGTAGTAACACTAACGGTGATTATGAAAGGGCAAAACCATTTTACGAAAGAATTAATATTGTTAATAAACTTTTTAAAGATGGTAATATAATTTTAATTGATACTGCAAGAGGATCAACTACAAAAATTGATTGGTTTGACTTAACAAAAAAACAATTAGAGGACTGGGGAGTTATGTATAATCAGTTGAGGGTCGGCATTAAATTAAATGCTGACATTTTTATTGATGATAAAGGCATAAATGATAAAATTTTTTTTAAAAATGAATAATGAATTAAATTTTTACAATTATTTTAATAATGGAGATGTATTCTTTTCAAGAATTATTTTAAAACCTTTTTTTAATAAATTTAATTTAAATTTTTACCATAAAGAAAAGCATGGGTTATTTAGAGACATAAAAAATATTAATGAAAACTGCGGAATACCTAATGAGTACGACTGGGAAAAAAATAAAATTTTTATTTCAGACGATTTATATTCAACTCCAATAAATTGTTGGTTAGCTCAAACAATAGAGGGTAGGGGTGAACCATTTCAAAATTATCCGTTTCCTGGTTGTGCGTTTGAAAACTATGTTGAGTTATCAAAAGAAATATCAAAACTATTTGAACTAGATACTTTTAGTGTTGAGGAGTATTTACCTACGGTTCAATATCAAAATTTAGAAAACTATGAAAATATAAAAAAGTTAATGTTAGAATGTAAACAAAAATTTAATAAAATAGTTTTAATTTCTAATGGTGACGTTAGGTCATCCCAATCATCAAATTTTAATTTTTTTCCCTATATTGATAAAATCAGTGACGAATTAAAAAACGTATTATTTATAACAACCGAAAACACAAACCTCAAAAAAAATAATATTTTAAATTCTTTTGAAATTACCAATGTAATTCCAGATTTATTAGAAATAAGTTTAATATCCACATTTTGTGATGTTATAGTTGGTAGGGCATCGGGACCCTATTGTTTTTCACAGGTAAAAGAAAATTTATTAGACACAAATAAAACTTTTGTTTGTTTTTGTAATAATGTACATATTGCTAAATTTTATCAAAATTGTAAATGCAACGTAATATGGTCACCAAATTACTCAGACGACATAATCTATTCAAACATAAAAAATGCATTATTATGATAGGGGAAAAAATAGAAGATATTATAAAAAATGTGGTACACAGAACTTTAAATGAAAATAAAAATTCAGATAAAAATATTGAATTAATTGAAACGGACAACATTGGGGAAGTCATTGAAAAATTATCAATTCTACATTGTAGAATGTGGTATTTAGAAGACTCAATTGCCGAAGCCAAATCTAATGATGAGGTTTCAGAATTAAAACGAAAGATTGATATATGCTTTAAAGTTAAAAGACCTAAATTAGTTCAAGCATTAAATTATATGATAGATAATTCAATTATAACTAATAAATCTTTAATTGAAGAATCTGTAAAATATTATAAAGGATTTAAATGAAAAATTTGATTATTGGGTCTACTTCTCAGCTAAACTATTTTTTTCCTCATGACTGGGATCGTATTTCATCTAGGAATATAAATTTTAAAGAAATAAAAAATAAAAATTATAATTCCATTTTTATTCTTTTTGCCGAACAAAGGACATTTATTAACAAAGATGAAAATTTTTTTAATGAAATTAATGTTACCTATACCTTAAAAGTTATTAATGAACTTAAATCATTTTGTAAAAAAATAATAATTTACTCAACCTCAGAACTTTGGAATAATTATGATGGTCAAGTTAGTTTAGATTTACCTTTTAATTATTTTTATACTCCATATATAAAATCAAAAGAAATTTTATGCACCATTATTAATGAAAATAAAAAAGACTACAGTAATATTCATATAGTATACCCCTTTAACTTTAATAGTCCTTTTAGAAAAAATGGTTTTTTATTTAGTAAAATATTTGATTGTATCATAAACAAAAAGAAAATTTCTGTTGGTAACTTGGATTTATTGCGGGATATAATACACCCCTCTATTATTGTTAATAACTCAATTGATATTAGTGATGACATAATGATTGGGTCGGGTCAATTAATAAATATTAAAAATTTTGTTTCAGATTTAATGAGACTTTCCAATATGGAATATTGTGATTATATTATAGAAGAAAAAGAAAAAAATTTTAATAAAAGAAATAACTATTACTCAAAAAATTCATATTCCAATTATAATGATTTATTAAATCTAACAAACTATGACATACAAAACAATTAATTTAGTTAAAGACACTATCGATAAAGAAGATATTGACGACCTAATAAGTTGGTTGTCAACTAACCCTAAATTAACTAAAGGACCCTTAACTGTTAAGTTTGAGGAAGAATGGTCTAAGTGGTTAGGTGTTAAATATTCCGTTTTTGTTAATTCTGGTTCATCTGCAAATTTAGCGGCAATATATTCTTTAATATTATCGGGTAAATTAAAAAATAATAAAATTGTAGTACCATCGGTTTCTTGGGTTACAACCGTAACACCAGCAATACAATTAGGTTTGAATCCTATTTTATGTGAATGTGATAAAGATAATTTAGGTTTAGACATAGACCATTTAAAAAAAATAATAATAGACGAATCCCCATCGGCAATAATTTTAGTTCACGTATTAGGTATACCAAATCATATGGACGAAATTATAAAATTATGTAAAGATAACGACATTAAATTAATTGAGGATACATGTGAATCTATTGGTTCAAAATATAAAGATAAAATGTTGGGCACTATTGGAGACCTGTCAACGTTTTCGTTTTATTTTGGTCACCATATATCAACTATTGAGGGTGGGATGATATCTACAAATAATGAAGAATTATATCATATATTACTATCAATTAGGTCTCATGGGTGGGATAGGGATTTACCGATAGAAAAACAAAAAAAATTAAGAAAAAAACATAAAGTTAATGATTTTAGGGCATTATATACATTTTATTATCCAGGATTTAATCTAAGATCAACAGATTTACAGGCATTTTTAGGATTAAACCAATTAAAAAAAATTGATGATATAGTTAAAAATAGAAATAAAAATTTTTTAAAGTATAAAAAAGAAATAAAAAATAATTTTTGGTCGGTATCCGAACCAAAAGGGTCTTACGTTTCAAACTTTTCATTTCCTATAATAACAAAAAATATTGAGTCTTTAACTTCAGAATTAATTAAAAATGGAATAGAATGTAGACCTTTAATATGTGGTTCAATTAACGAACACCCTTTTTGGTATGAGAGGTATGAAAAAAAAGATTTTAAAAATGCTAAATTAGTACATGAGTACGGTTTATACATACCAAATAATCACCAAATGACTGATAATGAATTGGATTTAATAATAAAAATAGTAAATAACAATATATGAAAAAGGCACTTATAACAGGAATAAATGGTCAAGACGGTTCTTATCTTGCAGAATTTTTGGTTGATAAAGGGTATGAAGTTTGGGGTACGGTTAAAAGAAATTCAGTATCGGAAACTCAATCATCTAGAATAGAAAAATTAAGATTAGGTAATAAAGTTAAATTAGAATATTCCGATCTTACAGATATGGCGTCTTTAATTAGTGTATTACAAAAATCACAACCAGATGAAGTATATAATTTAGCGGCACAATCTCACGTAAGGGTTAGCTTTGACCAACCAATATATACAGTAAACGCAACAGGGATGGGGACATTAAATTTATTGGAGGCTGTTAGAATGGTATCCCCGCATTCAAAAATATATCAAGCATCATCGTCAGAAATGTTTGGTAATAACATAGATAGTGATGGGTACCAAAGAGAAACCACCCCTATGAGTCCAGTATCTCCATACGGATGTGCAAAAGTATTTTCATATAACATTTGTAGAAACTATAGGAACTCATATGGAATGAAAATATGGAATGGTATATTATTTAATCATGAATCTCCAAGACGAGGAACTAACTTTGTAACTAATAAAGTCGTAAAAGCTGCGGTTAGAATTAGTTTAGGGTTACAGGATAATTTACATTTAGGTAACCTTGACGCAACAAGGGATTGGGGTCACGCAAAAGATTATGTGGAAGCAATGTGGTTAATGTTACAGTCAGAAAAACCAGATGATTATGTGTGTGCAACAGGGATATCTCATTCAGTAAAAGACCTATGTGAATATACTTTTTCTAAATTGGGTTTAGATTTTAGAAATTATGTTATTGTTGATGAAAAACATTTTAGACCCGAAGAATTGGAAAATTTAAAAGGAGATTCGTCTAAACTTACAAATGAATTAAATTGGAAACCAAAGTACACATTTGAAACGATGTTAGATGAAATGATTCAATACTGGTTAGAATATTATGGAAAATAAAATACTAGTTACGGGAGGTTACGGTCTTGTTGGTTCAGAGTTTAGTAAACCTAACTTTATACCCCTATCCTCAAATGAATCGGACCTAAGAATACGAGAAGATGTGGATAAGGTATTAGAAACTATTGAGTTTAGTAGTATAATTCATTGTGCGGGTAAAGTTGGTGGTCTTGGGGGTAATATGAATAACAAAGGTCAATTTTTTTATGATAACATAATGATGAATACAAATGTTATTGAATCCGCCAGAGTACACGGAATAAAAAATTTAGTATCGTTTTTATCGACATGTATTTTTCCAAATGACGTAGAATACCCACTTACAGAATCAAAAATACATCTTGGTCCTCCTCATTTTTCAAACGACGCTTACGCATATGCAAAAAGGATGGCTGACGTTCAAATTCGAGCATATAAAGAAGAATATGGATTAAATTATAAATCGGTCATACCAACAAATATTTATGGACCTAATGATAATTATGATATTGTTAATGGTCACGTAATACCTTCTTTAATTCATAAATGTTACTTAGCAAGAGAAAATAAAACCGATTTTGAAATATGGGGGACAGGTAAACCATTAAGAGAATTTATTTTTAGTAGAGACGTGGCGAAACTAACGGAATGGGTTTTAGATAACTATAATGAAAACGAACCAATAATATTATCAACATCAGAAGAAATTTCAATAAAAGATATTACAGATGTTATTGTTGAATTAATGAATTTTAAAGGTGAAGTCAAGTGGAATAATTCAAAACCTGACGGACAGTTTAGAAAACCAAGTGATAATAGTAAGATTAAACATTATCTACCCGATTTTAAATTTACACCACTATATGACGGATTAAAAGAAACTATTGAATATTTTGAAAAAAACTATAATGTTATAAGAAAATAATATGAGTAATAAAAAAATTGTTGGTATAACATGTAGTACTTTTGATTTACTACATACTGGTCACATTATTATGTTAGAAGAATGTAAAAAATATTGTGATTACTTAATTTGTGCAATACAAAATGACCCCACTATTGATAGACCAGAAAAAAACAAACCCGTACAATCCATAGTCGCAAGATACATTCAGTTGGATGCGGTTAAATATGTAGATAAAATCATACCATATAACACAGAAAAAGAATTGATTGAGATTTTTAGTTCATTAGATTTAGACGTTAGAATTATTGGGGAGGATTATAAAAGTGAAAATTTCACAGCAAAAGACATTTGTCAAAAAAGAGACATTAAAATAATATACAACAAAAGAGACCATGACTACTCAACGAGTAATTTAAGAAATAAAATTTATAATATTGAATATAAAAAAAGATTTGTTACTAATTAAGTATGACAAGAAAAAAACCAATCCAAACGCAAAATGATGACCAAGAGTCAAAACCATTTTCAAAAAAAGATTTTATAAATTCAATTATTAAGAAAAAACAAAAAAACAAGTTTTTAACTGAAAATCAAGAAGAGTATTATAATTTACTTAGAAACAATCAAATCACTATTTGTTCAGGACCTGCAGGTGTTGGTAAATCTTATATTGCAATGAAGGCCGCTGTAGATTTGTTAATGGATCAAAATAACCATTATGAAAAATTGGTTATTGTTAGACCGGCAGTTGAGGCCGAAGAAAAACTCGGATCACTACCAGGAAACCTTGAGGAAAAATTGGACCCGTATATCTTCCCATCTTATTACTTACTTAATAAAATTATCGGTAAAGATGCTCGTGAAAGATTAAAAGATGCGGAAATTATTGAAGTATTTGCTTTAGCATACATGAGAGGGATGAATATTGACAACACCATTCTTATATTTGAAGAAGCTCAGAATTCAAGCCCAAATCAAATGAAATTACTATTGACAAGAATTGGGTTTAATAGTAAATTCTTTATATCGGGAGATATTGAACAAACTGACCGATACAAAGATAAAAAACATTCGGGACTTTATGACGCCATTCAAAAGTTTAAAGACGTTCATGATGTTGGGGTTTTTGAATTTGGTGATGGTGATGTTGTTAGAAATCCTTTGATAAGTAAAATATTAAAAAAATATGAAGAGAATAGGGATTGAAATTAATGGGGTTTTAAGAGACACTATTGGTAAATTTACTCAGTTGTATGAAAAACATATGATAGATGAAAATTCCGAGTACTCAAAAACTTTTGATGTTGATATCTCAGGTAATACTAAAGAAATAATTTCTTCTGAAGTATTTGAATATGAAATATTAAGTGATGTAACGTCATTGGATTTAATGAATCATTTTAGGTTTAAGGATGAGGATGAGTTATATTCTTTTATGTATGAAGATTTTGCTATGCAAATTTTTGGTCACGCCGGATCAACAGAAACTTTTTCATTTAACGATTTAAATGAAATATATTTAAAATATAGAGAAACTAACGAACTACTTATAGTCTCAGATGAAATGGGTAAATCAAAACCATCATCACTATTTTTTCTATCTAAATTTGGATGCCAGATAGAAAAAATAAAATTTTATTCAAATTCAACCTTAAATACGATGTGGAACGAGGTTGATATCCTATTAACCTCAAACCCAAACTTAATTACAAATAAACCAAAAGATAAAACTGTTGTTAAATATATAACACAGTATAATAATCAAATTGACTGTGAATATGAAATTGAATCGTTAAAGCAGTTTGATTTAATAATTGAAAAGCTTAAACAATGTTAAAATTTTTAGGAGAGAACTGGTACATAGACATTAATGAGATAGAAAAGACAACTACTTTAGATTCGTCTTTTTTAACTTTTACCGATAGTGGATCAACAGAACCACAAATTAGTGTCACAAAATATGAAATAATTAAAAGCCTTATTGAGGTTCTTTTAACTGAACGAGAAGAAGTTGATGAAAATTTAGGTATTCATGGATCAAAAAATTTAACAATACCATTTAAATTTGCATTTAATACACTATTAATAAACAATATACTAAAAAATCTATAAAATGGAAGTAGACAAAATTGAAAAAATTGAATCCTCAATTAAAACATTAGAGGAAAAAAATGCTAGAATTTACTTTTTAGTCCAAGACACTAAAGGTAACCCAATGGCAAGTATTAGACATATCTACGATATGGCGTTAACTTTAAAAAATTCAGGTTATAATCCTATAATTATTCATGAAACTGCCGAATATAAAGGTGTTGGGGAATGGTTGGGTGAAGAATATATGGAGTTACCTCATCAGGTAATTGAAGGGCAAAACCTTGCAATATCTCCTGAAGATTTTATTGTGATTCCTGAAATATATGGTCACGTCATGGAACAGATTAAAACCTTTGTTTGTGGTAAAATTGTTTTATGTCAAGCATATGACCACATGTTAGAAACACTACCTCCTGGAGTTAATTGGCAACAATATGGATTCTATAAATGTATTACCACAACTGAAACACAAAAAAAATACATTAACGACATTATGAAAAATGTTAGTACTGATGTATTAACACCAAACATTCCTGAGGAGTTCTTTAAAAAAGATAAACCATCTAAACCAATTATTGCGATTCACACTAGAGAACCTAGAGACACTGCAAAAATAATTAAGACCTTCTATTTAAAATATCCACAATATAGATGGATTACATTTAGAGATATGAGAGGGATTACACAAAAAGATTTTGCAAAATTTTTAAGAGAATCTTTTGTTTCTGTTTGGGTTGATAATGAGTCAGGGTTTGGTACTTTCCCTATTGAGTCTATGGTTTCAGGAACCCCAGTAATCGGTAAGGTACCTTCACTTAAACCTGAATGGTTATCAGAAGAGAATGGTATTTGGACTTACCATTTTAATGAGATTGTTGACATCATTGCTAACTACACACAAAGTTGGTTAGAGGATGGTATCTCAGAAGACCTTTACTCAAGTATGGAAAAAATGACAGTTGAGTTTAAAAATGAAATTAACTTTAAAAACAATTTAGTTAATTTATTTGATGATTATTTTACAAAAAGAAAAAATTTGTTCTCAGAACAATTAGAAAAAATAAAAGTAACAGAAGAAAAATAATATGAATATGGAAGAGAAAGATATGTTTGACGTGTCGGTAATTTTACCGATTAATACTTCATTTAGTAAAGACTTTGATGACTTATTTGAAAGATCAATTAAGTCATTAAAAAACCAATCAGTGAATGTTAATGAATTAATAATTGTTCATTCAAAAGATGAAACACTTAAAAATAAATTATCCTCTTTTGATTTTGAAGGGTTGAATGTCATTAAAGTTGAAAACGAAGGTGATATTGATTTTGCATCTCAAGTTAATTTGGGAGTTAAAAGTGCAAAAAGTAAGTGGGTATCATTTTTAGAATTTGATGATGAGTACTCAGCAATTTGGTTTAAAAATGTAAAGAGATATGTTGACTCATATTCCGATTACGATGGGTTTTTACCTTTGGTTGTTGATACGGATGAGAAAGGGGTATTTGCTGGATTCACAAATGAGGCAACGTTTGCTGTTAGTATGAATTCTGAGATGGGAATTTTAACAAATGAATTGTTAAGTAATTACCAAAATTTCCAATCAAGTGGAATGGTTGTTAGGAAATCCCTTTTTGAAGATTGTGGTGGGTTTAAACCATCATTTAAATTAACTTTTGTGTACGAATTTTTATTAAGGTTAACTTATAATTCATCTAAAATTATGACGATTCCAAGAATTGGGTATAAACACATGAATATGAGAGAAGGGTCAATTTTTTGGGATTATAAATTTGGTGATGAAAAGGTAAGTGATAATGAGGTTTCGTTTTGGTTGGAGACGGCAAAAAAAGAACATTTTTTTACCTCTGATAGAAACATAAAGTATGAACCATCAGAAGTTTAATGGTAGTTATTGACCAAAATGAAAACGAACAAAGTGAATTAAATAAGACGAGTAAACCAAAAAAAGCTAATTATTTTGATACTCGTGAGGAAGAAGCGGTTAAATTATATATAACCGCAGAAACCAAAGAAGAAAAAGACGTAATATATAATGAATATCTAAGGGAACCATTAAACAAAATGATTGAGTCCATTATCAGAAGGTATAAATTATATAGAAAGGATATGGCCTTTGAGGATAATCATTCCGATACCCATTCTTTTTTAATGACTAAAGTAGATAAGTTTAAGCCGGCTAAAAACAAGAAGGCCTATTCTTATTTTGGTACTATTTGTAAAAATTATCTTATGGGTCAAATACAAAAAGACCAAAAAGATATGAATAGAAAAGTATCGTACGAAGACATATCAGTAACTTTGGAAAATAGACCAGATATGGTTTATTATTTAGAATTTGAAAAACTTGATGCCGAGAAAATAATAGAGATTTTTTTAAAAGATTTAAGGAATCACGTTTCAAATAAAGTTGAAAACGAAAATGAACTTAAACTTGGTCATGCGTTAATTGAACTTTTTGATAACTATGGTAATATTTTTATTGGTAATGACAATAATAAATTTAATAAAAATATTGTATTACTCTCTTTAAGAGAGATGACTAACTTAAACACTAAAGAGATAAGAATATATTTAAAAAAATTTAAAATTCTTTATTTAGAAACATTAAAAAGAATTCATAACGAATAAAAACCAAAAAAAAAATATTTATAGTTATGAACAGACAAAGAAAGAAAGAAATATCGTTAAATAAAGATTCTGTTCTTGCATTAATGCAAGAAATTTATAATGAACTTGTTGAGCAAAGGTCTACCGCTATAAGAATCCAAAATAAAATGTTAGCTCTGTTAAAAGACCCTGAGGATATGACATTAATTGGTCCTGTAATTAAGGAACAACAAAAAATAATTAATGACACCATAGAAAAAAAATTAACTCTATCTAAACTACAATCAACCATTTGGGAAAAATCAAACAACTCTAAGGAGGAGTCTTTCAGTCTTTCAGATATGGACGATGACGTTTTACAAAATTTAATTAAAAAGGACGTAGATAATAGTAATAATCAAAAATATAGCTTAGATTAATATGTCAAGAAAAAAAGATTATCAAGAAGCTAAGGATAAGGTTGCTGCATATAAAACAGTTAAGGACCTTAAAAAACAAGAGGCACTTAAAAAAAAACAAGACGCCTTAGATAACTTTAATCAAAAAAAAGAAGACCAAAAAAAACAACTTAATGAATTAAAGTCAAAAGGTAAGGAAAAATTAAATGATCTTAAAACTAACGCAAAAAATCAATTAGAGGAATTATTAGAAATCTATAAACAAGTATTACCCGATTTAGGACCATCAAATGGGTCAAGTACTTTGTCTAAAATTTTTATTGAGGCTTGTGAAAACACAAAAGTAAGAATACTGGACATCCTTATTGAAGAGATGGTATCAAGTATCGGATGTTCTGAGGAACAAAACTATCCAACAAATGTACCGATTTACATCAAGGTCAATCAAACCGACCTTTTTAATATCTTAAAAGATGGTCCTGACGGGGGGTTCTCTAAGTTTTTTTACGAAAAAAAAGAAACACAAAATGGGACTATACCGTACTCAATGAATAGAGAACTTTTTAAAAGATTACAATCCTCACAATCATTTTTACAAGAATACGGTCAAAAATACATTGGGTCGTCAGGAAGAGAATTATTTGACGTTCAATATGTACAATCATATGTTGATTCTTTAGGGGCAAATCAGGTAGGTGATTTTTTTAAAGTGACAATGTCAACACAATCTAATGGTGGTATTTCTATTACTACATTTTTATATGACTATTTTACATCAATTGAACTTTTTAATATTGAAGATATTGGAACTAATTTGTTAAATTTTTTGACGGGAGCCCTTAGTTTTTCTTTGGGGTCATCAAAAGAAGAGTTAACACAAAACGAAAAGTTTTTTAGAATACTATTAAGAATAATGGGATTATGTTTTGACCCAACAAAACGAATTGATGTTGGAGGTAACGCTAAGGTTCCTGATGTTGAGATTATTGATGATTCGTTTTTTGATGTTACAAACCAAGAACTTAGAATTATTGAAAATAAAGTAGATTTAACAGTAAATGGGTTAGTAACGTTTGAGGATTGTAATAATGTGAACTTACCAGTTAACCCTAACGCAACTGCAAACATATTAAATGAAATAATAAATGAAAATTCAAAGGAGAAAAAAATAAAATCTTTATTGGACGGTATAAATAACCTTTCAAATGACCCAAAATGGAAATCTCTTATTTCCCCTGAGGTTAAAATTGATGGGGCACTTTTAACAGAGTTGATAAAAAACCTACCATCCATTTTAGTTAAATCAATTCTTTCACCAAAAGTTATGTTTGGATTTTTAGTTATGGTAAAATCTATATCTAGTAACATTACTTTAGCATATACTAATTTAACTGAGTTTATGAAAACCTTTAAAAAATTTGTTGTTAATTTTATGAGAAGAATATTTTCAATATTTATTGAGGAGATTTTTAATATAATAAAAAAGAATATAAAACTCCTTGTTGAAAGTTTACTTTTAGATATTATTAATGAAGCAAAAACAAAAAGACTTAGAATGTATGCCACAATAATATACATCCTAACCCAATTGGTTAACGCATTTATTGATTTTAGAAATTGTAAAAGTGTGATTGATGAAATATTAAAACTCTTAAACTTAGGGTTGTCAAACTTAAATGTTGGGTTACCTTTATTTGCCTTAGCTGCTAGTGACTTATTAGGTGGGGTTTCAGATACTAGAGCAATTGCAAATACCATTTTAAATCTACAAAAATTAGGATTACCCACAGGTGATAATGGTGATGGTTCTCCTAATCTAATGAATTTTGCAATGTCTTCAGTTATTAAAGGTCAAAACCAAGAAATTGCGGAAAACGGTAAAGTTCAAGTTTATATACCACCATTAAGTGTGACACCTGGAGGTACTATTCCAGCTAAGGGTGTTGGTAAATTTATATAATATGAAATCAGAAGAAATATTAGAGTTACTTAAAGATTATAAAAACGCATCTAATAAAGAATTAACGTCTGCTTTAGAATTTTTAGATGAAGACTTTAATAAGACGAAAGAATTAATTGTAAAATTAACATATCATTTAGATTCTACAGAAAACACTTATAATAAATTATTAGAGGAGTTAAAAAAACGAATAAAAAATGCCGAATAGTATAAGTCAAACACCATCAGATTTTCCGTATGAAATGACTCAAAATTTTTATTTTGGGGAATGTTTAGGGTCCGACGATCCATTAATGTTGGGTCGCATTAGAGCAATAGCAATTGATGAAAACTACGACCAAAGGGTCGGGTCGGCAAAGAATTTTGATCCTAATGGTTCTTTTGAAAAAAACGGACCTTGGTCTGATCAAGACCCATTTATATTTTTACCATTTCTACCATACTTTATAAACCAAGTACCAAAAGTAAAAGAAAATTGTTTAATATTTTATTTTGATCGTAGAAATAGAACGGGTAATAATAAATTTTACATGATTGCCCCGTACTCATCACCAACTACAATTGAATTTGAAGATAGAAAGTCCTCAAGGACAAGACTTGCTTCAGGTAAACAAAATTCCACAAGAAGTCTACCTCCGATTAAAAATGGTGATGGTGAATATAAAAACCCATTACAAAATAAAGGTGTGTTTGTTGAACCAATGGATATATCAATCAACGGTAGGGATACTGCCGATATGATATTAAAAAATAATGAATTAGTTTTAAGGGCGGGAAAACACTTACCTTTTGAAAGGGGTCAAATCCCAGTTTCAAACACTAAACGAGCATTTTTACAATTAACAAATTTTGATAAAAAAACGTCTTTTGGTGACCCAACAGAATATAAAGTTATATCAAACGAGACTCAAAAAATAAAATACCTAATAGAATATTATTGTTTAACTCCTGAAACCCAGGCGGACGTTTTTACTGGAGGTGTTTTAATTTATGGTGTACCTGACAACCCATTTTCAAATGAAATGGACGTTAGATTTTTTGGGAATAACACTAACTACACAGGAGAAACAAATTTAATTTTCT